CTCGGCGGAACCCGCCTGTCCCGCCGCCGCCATGACGTTCATCATCTGCGCCATTTTGCGGCTCGCCTCCATAGGATCGGCAAGCGATACCCCGTACTGGTTCATCGCCGTTGTGAGCACCTCGGCGGCAGCTTTCGCGTCTCCGCCCATCGTCTTGCTCAATACGGCGATATTGTCCCCCATAGCTTTGAGGGCGTCCGGAGTTTTGGCAAGTTCCGGGGAGAGCTGCGAGAGCAGCAGTTTGTACGATTCGACGCTCTGCGCTGCCGAACCGCCGAACGTCTTTGCCGCATCACGCGCGTAGCGCTCGATCGTTTTGAGGCTTTCGCCCGTCTCGCCCGAAATTGCCGACAGGTCGGCGAGCGAAGCGTTGAGCGCGGCACCCGGGGCGAGCGTTTCGTCCACCGTGCGCGAGAACCCCTCGACAAACTGCGATAGCTGGTTGAACGCGACAACCTTGCCAGCAAACGAGTCCCATATCCCGGTAGCCTGCTTTACGGTATTGTTCAATGCGGTAACATCCCCCGTAATCTGCTGCGCAGCGGTGGAGGCGTTTCCGGTGATGTTGAACGAATAGTTAAAAGCGTAGTCACTCATTCTCTGGAGTCTCGAATAATTTTGCTAAAATCTTGGCAAGGTTGGTCAGTCGCCTCCCCTCGATCCATACAGCCTCGGAGAAACGCTGCGCCCACTCCTCCTCGGAGAGTTGGCGCGGGTCTATGTGGAAATTCGCCCGGATCAAGGCGCACCCTTTGGCGATGTACTGCTCCCCGTCGTTATCGCTCAGTTGGTACGCCTCTACACGTTTTTTAAGGTACCCACAACACGGTCGAACATCGCCCCGAGCTGTTTAATAGCCGCCATGCGTACCAGCGTGTCGGTTTTCATTACCGGATCACCGCCGAGCCAGCAGTTCTCGAACATGACCGAGGTACTTTTCACCTCGTCCTTTTTGGTCAGTTGGTTTACCGCCGACATGGTTTCCATGCTCGGGCGGCGGAAATAACCGACAAACAGGTCGCCGTCATCCTCGACCTCGATCATGTGTACCTTGCGGTGTTCGCCTTTCCACACCTTGACCTGCTCGTCCGACACACCGCCGTTGCAGATGTTGAGCGTCTTTACAGTCTCTCCGGTGTCCTTGTCCTTGTAGGTTCTCACCCCGTCCTTGTCCGTGAACACGAGCGTGCGGACTACTTCGCCTTTGGCGTCCTTGATCTCCTCGGTGTTGTTGTTCTTGTTCATAAATTACTCGATAAAAAGGGGCAGGCAGTCACGCCCGCCCCGGTTAAACTTGCTGTTACTTGTTGTGCCACTTGATATGCGAGGGCACCAGCTCGAGATCGACGAGCTGCCGCGTGTCCCCCTCTTTCCAGTTGCGGGCGTTCTTCTTGAAACGGCAGTTCATAATCTTGTCGGTTACGATCTGCCCGTCCTCGGGGATGTACGCCACAACGATAGGGAACGGTGCGAGGTCTTGCAACCGCCCGGTCGGGCTTTTCGCCTGCCAGCCGATCACCTCGCCCATTGCGACGGTGATCTTGGCGCTCGGGGTTACTCTGCCTTTGGAGTACGAGACCGGGAAACGCCCCGCCCCGTAGTGGTTCTCGACAACTTGGTCGTCGCCGTACTCGATCGCCGTAATTCCGACGACAGGCACGCCCCCGACGGTCGCCGTGATGTCGCCCCACGAGTATTCGATACCGTTGATAAGAGGGATTAAATCCGTTGCTTCTGCCATTCAGCCGATTGGTTTATGCTTTTTTTGCAAAGCCGATTTTACATCTGATCCTGCGCAATACCCCGACGCCTACCTGCTTGATGACGAACTCCAGCTCGGAGGTCGATAACACGTCTTGATCGGGGTCGATTTCTACCAACATGCCGCTCAACTCGCCCGCTTTCTGCATGTCCTCGAGCGGCTTGTTCGCAAGCTCGGTGAGGTATTCCACCTCGTAGGAGGCGAGTTGCCCGGTCTCCGCGTTCACGTAGAGCTCGCCGCCGAGTTTCGGGAGCAGGGCTTTACGGATGCCGCGAACCGCCTTGTCCATAGTACGGACGTTCTCGATATAGGCGTAATCGCTCACCGCATCGTCCATTGTGTGCGAATCGTTGAAATACGAATCGGCAAAGCCGTCGTAAGTCACGAAAAACAGGTAACGCGAGACGTCGAGGTTCTCAACGATCGCCGTGTCGAGGTCGCGCAGCAGCGTTCCGTCGCCGAACGCAGGCAGGTCGATACCCGTCGGGAATTTCTCGACCGAGGCGATCGACTGGTGTACCGCCGCTTTGGAGGTGATGCCCAGCCACACGCCGAGCCCGGAAACCGAGGCTTTCCCCGTGTTGCCCTTGTCGGCGTACAACTGCGCCCCGACACCCTTGCCTGCCTGTCCGATGATGACCGAGACATTGCATTTCCCGGCTCCCGCAAGGCTCGACGGTAGCGACGTGACGGAGGCGACTTTCGGAGCGTAACCGATTGAGAGCGGACGGTCGTATTCCTGCAAATAGGTGGCGATGCCCTGCAACGCCGTGAGGTCGCCCGCATCGAGCTCCTTGTGCCCGCACCACACCGCAACCTGCCGCAGAGAGCCGCCCGCGTAGTTTTGCAGGCTCTTGACCTCCGAAAAGGTGTAGGTGCCGCCCGTAGGCTTGGCGAAAAGACCGACATACAGGCTGATGCCCGGGTTGAGACGGTAAATTTCGCTCAAATGGTAGTGCAGCATCCGGATTTCCCACGCCGCGCCCTCGTCGCTGGTGATGCCGAGTTTCTCGGCGGTCTCGATCGAGGAGCACGCCTGTATGCGGTTCTCCTCCGAGAACCCCTCCGGCAGAGCCGTCACGTAGGCGAGGAACCCGCTGACGTGATCCTGTCCCGCCGCCGTCTTGGGGATGTTGCCGTTGGTGCGTTCAAATTTGATACTCTGCATTCGGCTATCTCTTTACGGGCGTTACCGCCTTGTTGTTGAGCGTGCGGGCATGGTTGTCCGCGTCGTTTTTCTCGTAGAACCCGCGACCGTCTGCCGTCATGTACACGACCGACATATCGGGGTTGCTTTTGAGCAGGGCTTTGCCGACCTTCTGCACGGCGTCCGAAACTTTCGGCTCCGATTTTTTGGTCGGGGTTTTCGCTGCGGGTTCTGCATTGTCGGCAGCACCGCCCGGGGTCGGCTGCTTGCCTCCCGCCTGCGGCTGATCCGTCATGCCCTCCCCGGTGTTGTCCTGCGGGGGTTCCTGTCCGGTCGGAACAGGTGCCCCGGTCTTGTTTTGCGGGTTCTCCGCCTTATCTTCTTTTTTTGCCATAGTCAAATGGTGTTTGAATGGTTTATAAATGCCGTTTAAGTTTCCACACCAGCCACACGACCCCCGCAGCGACGGCAATCCCCCCGAGGGTGCAGAGCAGACGTTGCAGGGGATTCAACCCCCGCCGTTCGTGGGTTTCGGTGTCCGTGTCGGTATGCGTACTCTCCCCGCTGGTTGTCTGTAATTCCGTTTTGGCAGCTTCGCGGCTGCTTGATTCGCCGGATAGTTCCCTGTGTTCGTCGATCGTCTGCCCGGTGGTCTGCGTCTGCCGCCCCGCATCCGTCTTGCGCCGCGTTTGGGTGGTTTCCCGTTTGAGCGGCGGCGTCCCCGTGACGGGATCGGTCGGTTTGTCCGTGTCGTACTCCCGCACGGTGGTCGTTACCTCCTCGTTGCTCGTCAGCTCGGTTGTCGTTTCGGTATCGGTCTGTTCGTGCCGATCGCCGACCGCTTCCAAACTTTCGGTGTTGCTCGTTTCTGTTTCCTCCCCGTAATCGGCAGCATGTTCGAGGTTACTTGTCGTCGTGCTCCGGATCGTCGCATTCTTTGTGCTTGCGCAACTCGTGAGAAACAGGGCAGTCAGCAGCGTGAGGGCAAAGAGAAATTTTGCCGACGGCTTTTTCCAGTCTTGAAACATTCGTATTCAGTCGTTTTACCTGCACCTCCAAAGGGTGCACGATGTTCTGCATGATAATCTCGTTTCCGACACGCACGTTCTCCAGTTCCTTGCGGTTGGCATCCGCACGGGCAGCGGCAACCTCGGCGCGCAGCCTTGCGATTTCGGTATTGTATTTCTGCCGCGTGAGTTTCGAGGCAAGCCACGAGGTGACAGGTGCCGCAGTAATGCCGATAATCGCTAACAACAACTCCGTACTCATTGCACAATACCGATAGATTTCAACCACGCGGGAACGTCGAACGAGGGGCACGCCTTATGCACGCCCGGCAGGTCGCGGTGCCCGACGATCTTCACCCGGGGATGCCGGGCGTGGAACGCCAGCACGTACCGCTTCAAGGCTTCGAGCTGCTGCGGGGTGCGCGTGTCCGCCGGGGTGAGTGCCTTGTTGTTCTCACAACCGCCAGCATACACGATATGCCGCGACACGCCGTTATATCCGGCGGCTCCGTTCGTGATCTCCCAATCATCAACCCACGCATCCTCGTTGTTAGCGACAAGCCGCTCGACACTACCGTCCAAATGAAAAAGGTCGGTATATCCCACTTGCCGCCACCCTCTGCCTCGCGGTTGGGGAGCCGTGTGCCACGCCCGGATTTCGTCGGCTGTTACCTCGCGTCCTCGGGGTGTGGCGGTGCAATGGATAACCAAGTATTTAAGCTCCTTTTTCATTTGTCGGGTAGTTTTGGGATTACTTGTTGTCGCCCGCGCTGGCGGTCACCTTGGCACTCACGATCGCGCCCATAGCCTCGTTTTTGAGGGGCAGGCAGATCGAGTAAGTGCGGAAACTGATAAGGTTTTCCTGCGTGGTCGGGTTGTTCTTCGCCTCCGATGCGTAGGTCTTGACGCTGCCGTTGGCTTTCATCATGCGCGTAGGCGAGAAAGCGATCGACGCCTGCATGTCCGTATCCGCCGGAACAGAACCGTATGCGACCTTTTTCAGCGTGGTAGCGTTGTAGTACGGGCAGTCGTCATACTCGTAGATTTCAAAGCCCAGCACCTTGTTGATCTTTCCGCTCTCGGCGTTATAATACTGGTTGTAGAACTTCTGGTCGTTTTCGAGCAGGTCGGCGACATGGTCGCTGCACAACACGAGGCAACGCCCCGCCTTGGGCACCTTGTTCTTGTCGAACAGCTTTTTGAGGCGCACGATGTCCTTGCGCGTCATAATCTTGCGACCCTCGGACGCCTCGCCGCTCGTGAGGATCACGGGAGTTGCCGTGCTGTTTTCGTTCGGGGCGATCGCGTGAATGGCTCGGGAGTATTTCTTCTCCGAAATAGCCTCCTTGTGGCGTTCGATAACCGTCGCCTTTTTGTCGTAAGAGAGCGAATACAGCTCGTCGTCGGTGATGCGCGTCGGCTTGGTCTGATACTTGTCGAGCGTCACAGCCTTGTCGCCGTCCTCCAGTTCCTCGATCTCCAGCGGGTACGAGGTATTGTTCACCAGTACGGTAGGATCGCCGCCGATATTCACGAAATGGATCACGTCTTTTTCGACATACTGGTCGAACGAGCGGATTTTGCTGTACCAGCCCAGCCCCTCGGGATCGGTGCGGAACGCTTTAATCATAAAGCCCGTCCACGCCTCGGTGTAAAGTCCGGCGCAGGCAGCCCCCGAGGGCATGAAACCGCCGCACAGCCCGGACAGGAAAGAGACGCCGTTCACCGCCAGCACACCGTACACGGGCTGAACCCCGAGCGCGGAGGCTCCGACAGCTCCGGCGGCGCAATTCACGGAAATCGCGCAGATAAAGCCCATAAGGGCAAAAAGAAACTTTTTCATTCTGTTAGAAAGGTTTTGAGTGTTACTTGTCGATCTTGGGGACATAGCCGAACTCGGCTTTGAAAAGTTGCATGAACTTCTCCGGGTTCTCTTTTTCGAGCTTACGGAGCTGCTCGTCGGACATTTCCGAGTATGCCAGCTCGACGCTCGCGCTCGAAGCCGCTCCGCCCGCCGGGTTGATAAGCTGTGTCGGCTTCTGTACCGGGGTCAGCATGGCGATAGTCGATTGCAGGACGTCGAAACCTGCCTTTTTACCCAGCGTGATAAGGTGGTCGCGCTTGTCGGCGGTCGTCTTTCTTGCCTCGATAGCAGCATCGACCGCCGCCTCGATGCGGGAGAGTTCGAGCGTCTCGATACGGGCGACGTCGCCCTGCAACTTGGTGATCGCGTTTACCGCGTCGTCCTCGGTAGCCGTTGCGGGCAACCCGAGGGTCAGTAGGATTTTGTTCATCGAAAAAAGGGTTTGATTGTTACCGTTGTTCTCTTCCGGGGCAGGCTCCGCCGCCGGGGAGTGTGCGTTTTTGAGGAGCGGGACGATCTCGCTGTCCGCGCCCGATGCCAGCCGCAGGATTTTACCGCTCGGCTCGTATAATTGCAGGGCGTCGTCGTTGGAACCGATGTCCGCAATGGAGACCTCGACGAGCTTCGAGCGCACGACCGTTGCACGGGATTGTCCCGGCAACAGGTACTCGGTCGCCGTGCTCAACTCGACGGGCTCCAGCCCCGCCGAACACATGCGGATAAAATCCTCCTCCCACTTGCGGGCGATCTCCGCCGCAAACGGGTCTTTCATGTCGAACACGGGGGTACCCCGCAACTCGTCGCCCTCGACGCGGATATTCTCGACGCGCCCGATCGGAGTGCTCTTGCCGTCGAAACCGCGCGTGTGCATGTAGAGGAGTACCGGGTTGCGCTTGTACTGCGTGAGGTCGATTCCCGGGGTAAGGACACGGGTGCCGTAGCTGTTAAGTCCGCTCGTGTTGATGATAAAGTCTTTTGCCATTCGTCAAAAAATAGGGGACGGCATTTTTCTTTTAAGGGCTCCACCGTCCCCGTCGGTCATACTTCTAAAAAGGGTTTTTGTAGCGGGAGGCGGACTCGAACCGCCGACCTCGAGGGAATGAACCTCGCGAGCTGCCAACTGCTCTATCCCGCGATATTGTTGCGGAGGCAGGAATCGAACCTGCGACCTTGAGGGAATGAACCTCACGAGCTGCCAACTGCTCTACTCCGCGATGTTGAACGATGCAAATTTGCGGGGTTTGCAACGCCCTAACAAAAAGAGTGTAAATAGTTTGCAACCTTTTTTATTTTCACGGGGCAGTCACCGAATTTTGCATCGTGGAAAACTCCCGTTCGGGAGCACGAACCAATTAAACCGCATCTTATGAATGGCAAATAAGGTCTCCGAGGAGAAAAAGGAATTTGCCCGCGTGCTCTACATGTCGGGCGAACAGCAGAACATCATCGCCGAGAAAGTCGGCGTTTCAAAACAGACCATAAACAGGTGGGTGGCAGAGGAAGCGTGGGACAAACGCAGAGCTGCCCAAAGCGTCACACGCCCCGAAATCGTAAACAACCTGCTGCGGGCAATAAGCAACGAGGTTGAAAAGCTCAACGAAGAACGGGATGCCGAGAAAGTAGCCGGAGCCTGTGATAAACTTTCCAAACTGGCGGCGACAATAGAGAAGCTCGACAAAAAGGCGAGCGTCGTCGATGCGATCGAGGTGTTCATCGGTTTCGGCAAGTGGCTACAACACAGGGCGACCAATGACGAGGAACTCACCCCCGAACTGATAAAGGCGATCAATCGGTTTCAAGACCTGTATGTCTCGGAACTTTTAAGCACGAAAGGGCAATAATGTCAGTCGCAGGAGTAAATGACGCCACCAAACGGTGGAAAGAGTGGTGCGACAACGTACAGGCGCAGACCACCGTAAACCGGGCTGAAAGCGAGGCGGACAAGCAGGCACGCATCAAACGGGCACGGGCGGATTATGCCTTTTTCGTGAATTACTATTTCCCGCACTACACCGACGACCCGGCAACAGGAAAACATACCGAGAGCGCGCCGTTCCACATCGAAGCGGCGAATAAAATACGCAAGAACCGCAACCTCAAAGCTGCGTTCAAATGGGCGCGAGGACACGCCAAGAGTACCCACATGGATATAATGATCCCCATGTGGTTGAAGTGCCAAAAGGTGCGGGATATAAACGTAATGGTGCTCGTCGGCAAGTCGCAGGAGAACGCAAATACCCTGCTGGCGGACTTGCAGGCGGAGTTGCAGTATAACCAACGCTATATAAACGATTTCGGCGTTCAGTACAATTCCGGAAGCTGGGAAGAGGGCGAATTTGTTACCGCCGACGGGTGCGCATTTTTCGCCCGGGGACGCGGGCAGTCGCCCCGAGGCTTGCGGTACCGGAACCACCGCCCTGACTACATCGTGATCGACGACCTCGACGACGACGAATTATGCGGCAACGAAACCCGGGTAAACAAACTTACCGACTGGGTAAAAGAGGCGTTGTTCGGTGCCCTCGACGGCGGGCGCGGGCGGTTTATCATGGTCGGCAACCTTATAAGCAAGTGCAGCGTGCTCGCCAATATCTGCGCAACCGACGGCGTGCTGGTCTCGCAGGTGAACGCGATCGACAAGCAGGGGCGCGTGGCGTGGGCGTCGAAATGGTCGATCGACGAGCTCCGCGACATGGAGCGTTTCATGGGGTACCGCTCTTTCCAAAAGGAAATGATGAACAACCCGATTACCGAGGGCGCGGTGTTCAAACACACGTGGATCAAGTGGAAGAAGCTGCCGAAGCTCTGCAAGTACGATTACCTCGTGGCGTATTGCGACCCCTCGTTCAAAGGCACCAGCAAAAACGACTACAAGGCAATCAAGCTGTGGGGAAAGATCGGGACGGAACTGCACCAAATCGAGGCGTTCGTGCGGCAATGCTCGGTCGCCGAAATGGTGCGCTGGTGGTACGACCTGCACGAGCGGATGATCGTCGCCGGGGTGATATGCTATTACTACATCGAGGCGAATTTCCTGCAAGACATCATCCTCGACGAATTTACCCGAGAGGGGAATTTACGCGGGTACCAGCTACCCATACGGGCGGACAAACGCAAGAAGCCGGACAAGTTCCAGCGCATCGAGGGAATCTCCCCGCTGTGGGAGCGCGGGTTCGTGTTCTACAACGCCGACAGGCAGAACGACCCCGACACGCTCGCGGGACTGGAACAGACCCTCGCGTTTGAAAAAGGAACCAGCAGCCACGACGACGCGCCCGACGCCGACGAGGGGGCGATCTACATCCTGCAACAGCAAACAAGAATAAAAACTTTCGCCCCCAAGTTCGGGCGGCGACCAACCTCTAAAAACTCATGGTAAAGATTTTCAGAAAGTGCGTAAAGGCATACAAGAGCTATGTGCTTTACATCCGATGCAAGCGGGCAATCAAACGAGCCGACCGAAACGCCGTAGTGACGGGCAAAAAGTGGCTCGTGCTCATGTACGGCGGCAAACCCCTCGTCGTGAGCAAACAGCACCTCAAAGCCAAGATTAAGGAGGGCGCGTTCTGCAAGGGTTTCACGCCCGAAAAGGCGGAATCGCTCGCAATCTACAAAACCCGGTAACAATGTTTCTCACCGAGGACGATTACAGGGTGGTATGCGACGAAGACGAACTCGACATACTCACCCGCAGCGAACCCGAGACCCGGCAGAAAGCCGAGCGGGTCGCTATGGAGGAGGTCGCAAGCTACCTCCGTCCGCGCTATGATACTGAAAAAGCGTTTGCCGCCGAGGGAGACCAGCGCAACGCGATGCTCGTGCAGGTGACGGTAAATATCGCCCTGTACTATCTCGTGCACTGGCTCCCGCAGAACTTGGCTCTCGACGGACGGCAGGAGCTTTACGACAACGCGATCGCATGGCTTACCCGCGTGAGCAAAGGCGGTTCAATGCCGAATCTACCGACGTACACCGGAGAGGACGGGGAAACCGATACCTCGAACCCGATACGTTACGGCGGCATGTCCGCCAGCAAATACGATTATTAAACAGCGGTTAAACGCCGCTTAAATTGTGATTTTATGCTGAATGCGTTTTTTTGATAATTTCCTTTCAATGATGCCCGGAACCTCGGCTCGGCACAGGCGCGACGTGCTCAATCTCGCCGCGCAGTTCGCCACGCAGGTAAAGAAGAAAAGGGACGTCCTTATCGAACTGAACCAGCAGACCGAGAGCCTCACCAAAAAGGACATCGCCACGTGGCGGCAGGCATGGCAGGCGGCGATCAATTACGAGCAGCCGAACCGCTGCGCCCTGCTCGACGTGTACAACGACGCGCTGGTCGATCTGCACCTCTCCGGCTGTATCGCCCAGCGCAAGGGAAAGACCCTGCAAAAACCGTTCGTCCTCACCGGGAAGAACGGCAAGGAGGACGACAAAGCCCGCCTTATGTTCGAGCGCGAGTGGTTCAACGATTTCCTCGACCTCGCACTCGATAGTCCTTATTTCGGGCATTCGTTGATCCAGTTCGGAGACATCACCAACGAGAACGGCGTAATGTCCTTTACGGGCGTCGAACTGGTGCCCCGCAAGCACGTCGTACCCGAATACGGCGTTATTACCCGGGAGGCGGGCGACGACTGGAAAAACGGCATATCGTACCGCGAGGGCGACATCGCCGTGTGGTGCATCGAGGTCGGGAAAGCTCGAGACCTCGGCGTGCTGCTTAAATGCGCCCCGCAGTCGCTCTCCAAGAAAAACATGCTCGCCTACTGGGACACGTTCGGCGAGGTGTTCGGCATGCCGATCCGTATCGGCAAAACCATGTCACAGGACACGAAAGACATCGCGCGGATCGAAACCATGCTCGCCGAAATGGGTGCCGCATCGTGGGGGTTGTTCCCGGAGGGCACCGAGATCGAAATCAAGGAGACCAGCCGGGGCGACGCATACAACGTGTACGACAAACGGATCGACCGATGCAACTCCGAAATTTCCAAAGGCATACTCGGGCAGACTATGACGATCGACAACGGCAGCTCTTTGTCGCAGTCGGAAACGCACCTCGAGGTGTTCGAGAACATCTGCCGTGCGGACGCCACGATGATAAAGTACCTCGTGAACGACCGACTTATCCCGCTGATGATCCGGCACGGGTTCCCGCTCGCGGGGGTGACGTTCGACTGGAACGAGGCGACGAGCTACACCCCGGCAGAGCAGCGCGAGATCGAACGCCTGCTCCTGCAGGAGTACGACATCGACCCGAATTATTTTGCCGACAAGTACAAAATCCCGATCACCGGGGTTAAGAAAACCAGCGCAAACAGTTTTTTCGAGTAGGGGCTGACGCCAGCAAAGGCAAGGACGCCAGCCCCCGGGAGGTGCCGACAAAGAATTTCCGGGCGTTTTACCGGGGTCTTGACGATGCGGTCGAGGGTTTATACCGCGACGAGCTTTTAACGCTTGCAGACGACGAAAAAACGCCCGATTTCGGGTTTGACAGCCGCGTATTTGAACGTGCCGCAGAATGGGTGCGCGAAAGGGGCGGTTTTACCCCCTCCATGTTGCAGGAACAGCCAGCCCGCGACGTGATCGACGAGACGTTTCGCATCCTTGGAGGTGCCGTGTCGTCGTCAATAGGCGAGGAAATGCCCGCAGAACTTACCGGGCTGCTGGAAAACAACGCCTTTATTTTCTCCGGACTGAAAACATACCACTCGTTGAACGAGGTCGGCTTGTCACTGATCGGGGACGACGGAGGGATAAAACCGTTCGAGAAATTCCACGAGGACGTCGCAAAAATCGACGCCAAGTATAACCGCAACTATCTGTATGCGGAATACAATCACGCGGTAACGTCGTCCCAAATGGCGGCGAAATGGCACGATTTCCAGCAGGACGGCGATCGGTACAATTTGCAGTACCGGACGGCGAACGACGAGCGGGTGCGGGAGGAACACCAGCGGCTGCACAACATCACCCTGCCCGTGAGCGATCCGTTTTGGGAGCAGTTCATGCCGCCCAACGGCTGGAACTGCCGTTGCGTCGTCGTACAGGTACGCAAAGGCAGGTACCCCGAGAGCGACAGCCAGCAGGCGGTCGGGATCGGCGAGGAGATCACCGAGGAACCCAAAAAGCGGATTTTCCGGTTCAATCCCGGAAAGGAGTTAAAAGTGTTCCCGGACAAACACCCGTATAACAAGGCTCCCGAAGCAGCAAAAAAGATCGTCGCAAAACTCGCCGAGGAGATAAAGACCCCCGAACAGGCGGTGCGATTCATACAGGAACAAGAGGATCGCCGGGCATGGTTCGAGCGCGGATTTAAGACTTTGGAAGTAACGAGACGAAAAGGCGTAAACGGTTCTACCGATATGAACGGAAATATCGACATGACCCGCGAGCGGCTCGATCGGGTATTGTCGGGGCTTACCAAGCTGCGGCAGGGCGGCGAGGTTTCGTTCGAGGAAGCGGACGCACTGGCGACCTTTTGGCACGAGATCACACACAACCGCAACAAACCCGGCAACGAATACCTTACTACGTTGGCGAGGCGGTATATGGAGCTGGCGAATGAATTTGTAGCGAGAAAGACGCTGCCTGAATTTTACGAATCGTTCGGAGGAAAGATGCAGCATCCCGAGTTTATGGACGACCGACAATCGACCGGATATAATACGTGGGTACGCAATTATTGTTCGCTGATCCGAAAGACCGGAGCAGACCCCGACAAGGTGCTGGATGCGGTGCGTGAGCACTTGTTCAACGAGCACTATTCACAACAAGCTGCCGGATTGGTAAAGGCGATCAAGGACAGCGGGGCGACCAAAGCGGACGGAACGCCGTTAAAGGTAACGGAAATAAAGACGCTGGTAAAGGGGTGTTTGCTATACGGGGAGAGAATGTTCGACGAATACGTGAATATATCACTCGCAGAACATTGATTTTAATTCACCGTCAAACTCTTTTTGAATGGCTTTCGACAACTTTTTATCGGTAGTGAGGTCGGCAAACTCTAAAAACGTACTTGCCCGGTTCTCCTCCGTGATATGGGACAAAAAGAACTCTTTATCGCCGATGATCTCGCCGATAATAGCCTCGTCGTCCGTAAAGTCGAGGAATGTCCGTTCCCGGAGTTTAAGATTGTCGTAATCCAACATAGTACGCATTTTTGCAAAAGTAGCATATTTTCAATTACCAACCAAAGAAAAATGCCAAAACCTGACGAACTGATCCGAAATATACTCTCCGACATGAAAGTCGAACTTACCGAAATGTTCGACCGGAATTTCGAGCGCAAAGGTTTTTTCGGCTCCAAATGGAAGCCCCGGAAGAACAAAAAGGCGAAAGGGTCGCTCCTGCATGTAACGGGAAAAATGCGCCGTTCGATCCGGGCGTCCGTTCGTGGGAAAGGGGTGCATTATTCCTCCCCGCTGCCGTACACCGCACTCCACAACGAGGGCGGAAAGTTCGCACAGAACGTCCGTACCCATACCCGGACAAACAGGCGCACGGGCAAGACCTATACCGTGCGGTCGCACACCCGGCAGATAACGATGCCGAAACGCCAGTTTATCGGCGACCACAAGGAGGTGCGGCAGGCGATCAAACAGATCGTCCACGAGAATATAACCGAGTTTTTCGATAACCTCGCAAAAGAGTTGAGAAAATGAGAAAGGCAATCTACAAAGCCGTTGCCGACAGGCTGAAAAATCAAAAGGTCGGTGTCAAGTTCGTAAGCCTGTGGAACCGGAACACCGAGCAACTTTCCAAACAAAAGGCGTTCCGGCTTCCTGCCGTGTTCGTCGAGTTCGAGCCGATCGAGTGGTCGCAGCTCTCACGGGGCGCACGATCGGCAGACATTCGGGTACGGCTCCATGTCGTAACCGAAACGCTGGCGTCTCCCGAGGAGGGCGGGAAATACCAAGACCGGGCACTCGAACACCTCGACCTTATCGAGCGGATCGACGCGGAGGTGCAAGGTCTCTCCGGTGAGGGGTTCAACTGCTTTATGCTGGTCGAATCCGTGACGGATCACGATCACGAGCGCGTACAGCATGACGAGGAGTGCTTCGTGACACACGCGACCGACACCTCGGCGGTCAAGCCCCAAGCGGTCGCCGTCGGCGTCACACTGGTAAGAGGATAAAACAAGCCCCGGCAACCTTTCTCGGTTCCGGGGCTTGCGTCCTTATTTGTCGGGGATTTCGTCGTAGCGTTCTTGCAGTTCTTCGTCCAGTCGTTTGTCTGTTTCACGAAGCCGGGAAAACAAATCGGCAAAGTCGCTGAAACCGCCCACCGGATCGCCTCGCATGGCATTACGGATATACTGCTCGTAGGCGTCGGTAATTATTTCGCGCTGCTTTTTATTCATCCCGTGTTTGTTTTTGGATATTTTCGAGATACTCGACACCGCAGCGGGTGACTATGGCACCGAAATACGGGTGCGGGTCAATCGCTTTATAAACACCCATAGGATGCCCGATTTCGATCAATTCCGGGGCGATAACCTCGATTTCGCGGAGTAGTTTTGCGGTATGGCAACTGAATACGTCCGCGCCTCCGACAACCTCCTGCAAGGCGGCGATCTGCTCATTGTTCAGTTTGGTTCTTTCGTTCATAAATCAAATAAAGTAAGTTGTTTGTTTTCGGGTTCTTTCGGTAACGGCTCGTTTATGTAGTTCAAGAAAGTGCGGTAACAAATACCGTATTTCGGCTCGATGAATTTTCGCCATACAGCCCGGTAGCACTTGGACTGATTGCCAGCCTCGTAGTGCTCCCTCGTTATCGCGCAAACCTCCCGGATGCGTTTTAACGTGCTTTTATAACGAACTCCCTTTGCCATGTGCCGAAAACTTACTATTTTTGCAAAAGCGTCCCCACGCTTCGCTCGTTAGTCGGTTCCCGGTTGGCGGGCTTCTTTTTTATACCCCGGACTTGCCGGGGTAAGGTTCGATCGTGATCTCGATGTTCAGCGTCTTTTTTACCCGTCCGCTGCCTCGGCAAACGGGACATTCATACGGCTGCGGATCATCCTCTCTCCCGTATGGGTGAAACTCCGGTACCGTGTAAGCTATCCCGGTGCCCTTGCAGTTGCGGCACACCTCGATACTCTCTTTTTCATAATTGCGCACTTTCTCTGACATTCAGCCTTATTCCTCTTTTTTAGGTTCAACAAAAAACGTTTCGTCCTGCTCGACCTTGATGCCGACTTTCTGCATCAACTCGGGCATGTCCTCGTTCTCACGATCGGCGAGGAGCTTGTCTTTGGCGACCTCCTCGCTGGTGCGGACATACGCCGGGTTGAACTCTTTGAGCAGCTCCAGCACCGCCGCCCACGTAAAGCCCTTGCGGGTTTTGAGCTTCGGTGTCCCGGTGCGGAACCCGAGGACGCCGTGCGCCGTCTCCATGCTTTTCTTTTTGGAGAAAAGCTCGTCCCGGTTCTCGGTGGCGAACGTCTGCATCACCTCGAGGGCGTCGTCCTTTTGCTGCTGGAACTTGGCGATCTCCTCGGCATTGCGCTCTCTAATCTTGGTAATCTCCGCGTCCATTGCCGCGTTGATACCCTGCAATTTGGCGTCGGCAAAGGCGAATGCGCCGAAAGCCTCCTCCATTTGGTCGCGCGTAACTCCCGAAACCACGACCTTTTTAACTCTTGTTTTTGCCATTGTTATAAAAATGAAAGTTGGTTATTTCTTCTTGTTGGCGCCGTCGAATATCCGGTGAAACATAGCCTCGATCGAGGCACATTTCACGATTTCGAGGACTTGGGGGTTCTTGGAACACACCGAAGCGATAGCCTCCGACACCCGACCACCTCGACCGCCGAGAAACCCGACGCACGTCGATGTTTTATCGTTCCCGTCATCCGAAACCGCAAAGAATGCAACACCGCATTTGTCGGAAATTCCCTCCCCCGCAGAGTTGAACATAGATTTGAGTTCCTCGGCGATCTGCCCGGCACGGGTAGCGAAATCGACAGGTTCCCCGGGCTGGTCGGTTTTGGATTCCGACGTTGGGTGGACGAGGTTCGCGGGTTCGTACTCGACGGCATACGTTAAACCTGTGTATTCATCAACTACGTCTACTGCCATACGTTTACATTCTTTAGGTGTTAAATCAAAAAGATTCTTGCGAACAAATACACGTTCATAAGGAGCCGTAATGATTTTATACACAATATCACCAAGATTGGTATTCATGTTGGTTTTGAGGCACACTGCCTGCATTTCAAGCGGAATATATCCGCAACCGATGATTGATTTCTGATTGCTCATAATTTTTTGTTTTTAAGTGGTTTAATTTGTCTTTTTTCGCCTACGTTGCAAGCAGGTTAATCTCTTTGTTTTTCGGGTTCTGTTGCCTTGTAGCGGCTTGTACCTTTGTTTTGGCATAACAGCCGAATACCTCCGTAAAGCGGAATTACAGGATCGCATTGCCTCGGTAAACCGCAACAGGGCTCCGGCGAGCTGCTCACATGCGGCTCTCATAGGTCGCATATTCCGGCTGGTGAACGATCTGCAAGCCGCACTCCTCGGCGATATTCGCCTCGATGCGCGATCCCCGGCTGTCGCCCCAGTCTTTGAGCAGATAGATCGCATCGCATTCGAGCAACAGGGCAACGTCTGCGACGAGGTGCTCGTTCCAGCTCGCCTCCGAGCCGAGCCCGTTGTTGGTCGGGTTCACGGGTTCGTGCCCGAACGCCCGGATTTGCTGCTCCGCCTGCTTGAACTTGGCGGTTACTTGGTCGGTCGGCAAGCCCGAAATTTTGCCGCTGATGTACCATTTCATCGTCTCGCCCTCCATTTGCAGTAAATCCACAACTTGCACAGCCCGACGATTACCACAACAAGCAGCACGAGGGCAAGAGACATCCACATAGGAGCGAGAACCCACCACCACGACCACGCGATGCACTTTGTCAGTTTCAGCACGATAAAGGCGATTGTGAGCAAGCCCAAAAAGCCGATACCTGCACCCGAAGAATTGTTGTTTGAACTCATAATTTTTTGTTTTTGAAAGGTGAATAAATCCGTTAATTCAATATCGCCGGGGAGGTTTTCCCCGCCGTGTAGCTTTGAGCCAAGAGCTCCATTGCGATACGCTCCGCCGCATCCATGTCCTTTTGTTTGTTGCGGAATGTATTGTACAGGTTCCGCAGACGCTCGGCGGGTATTTTGTTGAAAGACTGGTACCCGGTGGAACGGCAGGCAATTCCTTTGATTATTTCGGCGTTGCTTTCCTTGTCGATTTTACGCAGGTAGCCGCCGATCGCAGCCATAGCACGCTTACGCAGTTTATCCATTTGGTCGCCTTTGTCGCCCTCCAACTGCTTGGAAAGCGAGGCACAAACGTCGATAAGGGCGTGCGTGTCTATGTCGGCACTACTCTCGACGCCGAAGCTCTCGACGATCGCCCGTTTTTCCGCCTCCGTCAGTCCCAAACGCGAGCAAAGGGTGTGGAACTTGCGGAGTACCCCGTTGTGAATTTTATCCATTGTGTGCATAATTGTGTATCATTAAAGTTTATCAATCCAATACTCATTTGCGCCCTGTTCCCATATCACGAAATCGGCACCTCCCTCACCTTTTTCGCCTTTGAATCGGGTCGTTACGAATCCTTTGTACCCCTCGACCCGGATTTTCACCTCCGAGAGCTTTCGCACGTGCTGCGCGATAGCCGGATAGGGCTTGTTGTTTTCTTCGTGTGCTATGAAAATGAATAACTTGTCGGGAAACTCGTTTATCAATTCCATGAACACCGTCCGCGTGAACCCGACCAACGCCGTAATCGAATCAATCACGATCACGTTAGGGCTTTTGCGCTTCCGCAGGCGTTCCCGCAACTCCTTGATCGGTTCTTTCGCCAGCACGATAACCCGGGAGCCGACCTCCTGCATTGCGGCGTTTTTCCATGCGTTCTGAAACGACAGCGATAAACCTTGCTCCAACGTGTCGTAAGCCGCCCGATCCACGAACCCGCACAGGTATTTGAGCAGCTCCAAAGCAAGGTGCGTTTTACCGCCGCCGCTCTCCCCGTAGATAATCCATGCGCCCCGGAGTTCGGGTTTGCCGAACGACGCGAGCCATTTGCCCGTGAAATCGGCAACCTTGAACTTGGCATTCACCACGTTTTTATTGCTTATCGCTTTTGCCATGTCTAAATCCTTTCTCCCAATCTGATAATGAAAACATCGTGATCGGGCGCACCCCATTCGGGTTTGCCTCTGCCGATTGCAATGTTGTCGATTCTAAACAGCATTGCGGTATGGGTGTAGCCTCTGCGGAAGCGGGCATGGGTAAGTTCCTTTGGAATCATGTTACCACGATGGAATGCTTTTATTAAATCAATACCACATCTTCTGCATTTGGCAATAGTCCAATCGTCTATGGGCTTTCTGCCGATCAAATTGCCTTTAGAATCAAATACCGGATTGTCACATAACCGTTTTATCCAATATGGTTTAATCTCGCGGTACTCCTCGGGCTTTTCGCCGGAGGCTTCCATGTCGTACCACTTGGCTTTGACTACAAGGTCGATCGCTTTCATTTGAACACCGTTTATTTGGAGGTTGAACGCTGTTTGACCGCGTGGACTTTGCGTTTTACCCGGCGCAAATCGCTCTCGCAGTCGTCGATAATCTCGTTTATTGTTTCCGGATCGGTCACACCGTTTGCGATGCACACGGCGGCAACGTCCTCGCTGTTTACGACCTGTATCGGGATGAACTTGCGCCCGACACGGCTGTAAATCTCCTTGTAGCCTTTCCGGTTAGTTCGCACACCTTTTTTGATGCGTTTCTCGAGGTAGTCCGTCGCACACAGGATGATCCCGACACGATCCTCGAGTTTGTTGTACAGGCTGATGAAAAAGTAGAGCACTTGATCGCTCAACTTGTCGGCTTCATCGAGTACCACGAGCGGCGTTTCTTTCTTTTTGAGGGCGAGAATAATGTCCGACATCATTTCCGGAACGGTGCAGCCCGTCGAATCAATCCCCATACATTGCAGGAGTTCCGCCATAAAGTGCTTGCGGTTCCAATACTCGGAGCACGAGAGGTTATACACATTCCGGTTGCTGGCAGCATAGCTCTTGATCGCCTCGCTCTTACCGCATCCGGCATCACCCGTGACTGCGAACACGAGGGAATTGTCCTGCGCGTCCTGCAAAAGTCCGTACATGCGTTTGTAGCCGCGTGTCTCCACGACAACCCACGCACGCGGATCGTAACCAATTTGCGAGGCGATCGTGCGCCACATTTCCTCACTGATTAAATCCCAGTTGTTATTGAGCACTTGGGAAATTGTCGCCGGGCTGACGCCGCGCATGGAGTTCGCGGCTTTGTTCTGTCCGCCTTTGATCTCGCAGAACTCCGCGAGTTTGGTTCTGATTTGCTCTTTCTCGATCGTTTTCATATTATCTCTATTTCTGATTATTAGTACAAGTTGAAAGTTTCCTCGTCCTCGATTTGAGGAACCGGGCGGCGCACCGTTGCAATTTCGATCGCCTCTATGTCCTCGATCTCGTGGGCTTGCAGGCGGCGCGTCTGCTTGTGGTTCTTATTTTGCCCCCGGCTATCACACAACAGCAGACGGGTTGCAACGTCGAGCTGCGGGTTGTCATTGAATAATTGCTCGACTTTGTTGCTGGCGAGGGCGAGACGTTCGGTTATGTCGTTCTCGAGCTGCTTGTTGAACTCCCGTACTCGGGCGAGCTGCTCCGCATCCCCCTCGCGGCGGTCGGCGAGAGCCATAGGCTGCACGTGTTTCCGTTCGAGCATGAAGCGCAGGGAACCGTCCTCGTTCACCGCGAGCACATGGTCGAGGTTGTCCGGGTCGTATTTCACCGCCCAGCGGACATGCGCGTATTCCCGGAACTTGGGGTCGAAACAATCGTAATCCCGTTTTATGCCGCCGATCGTCGGGCGCAAGCCCACGCCCTCGAGTGCGTTGCGGTACCCCGTATCGGCTCCGAACGTGAGGAGGTATTGTTCATCGGAAAGCGGCAAGCGTCGCTCCTCGGGTAACTTGTCGAACAATCTCACGTACTCGGCACGTTTTTCGGCGCGCTCCCGCTCAATAAAAGCCGTAAGCTGCTGGCGGCACTCCTCCTCGGTCGGGAAGCTGTGGCGGTGTTTGTTCAAAAACTCGCTATTCGGTTGCAAATCCTTGTTCGAGGTTATGCCGAACCCGCCCCAGTTCGTACAGAGCTGGCAGTATTTCCTGTTGAAATAATTGAAGAACGGCTCGATCACTTTCGATTTGGCGTTGTGCGCACGGGCTGGAGTGTATATGTCTCCCATGATCTGATAAATCGGTTTGAGGTTCCCTCGTCCGTAGTTGTCACTCTGTATTTGATTCGAGTAGTAACGGCGTCCGAAAAGCTCGGCGGTGTGGTTCGCAGCATTCCGGAGGGCTGCTTTGATAAGTTCGGGGGTCTCCCGTTCGCCGATCGCATAGCCGACCGGATAATTGATACAAGGGTCGAGGACAATAACAACCGTGAGGCGATGCGTGTAGGTGGTGGTAGTACGCCCGTTCTTTTCCTCTGTCTTTTGGTAAAGCAACTCGGACACCCAGCCGTCCATTGTCCAGTATAAGAGCGGAGCTGTGGGGCGCGAACGCTTCACCTGCATACTCCGCTGGTTGCGGAACCGCGTCTCGCCGAGGCGTCCTCCGGCTGTCACGAGGTCGTGTTTCTCGCGCCATACGCCGACCGCCGCCCCGGTAATCGTTTTCCAGCCCTGCGTTTCTGCAACTACGTTGTAAATCCGCGCGATCTGCGCGTTGTCGAGGTTGCGAGCGTCGGAAATAAGCCGGATAAGGAGGCTTTCTTTGGTATCGTCGTCGATCTTGGCAGCGTTGCGGGTGCCGTATTTGCCCGTTATCAACGCCCCGTAACCCTCACGCACGTACTGGTTGAATTTCTCTTGCAGGCGGCGCGGGTTCTCCGGCAGGGTGTGCGGGAACGTGTCCGCGATACGCGGCAACGCCTGCGCTGCCTTGCGCCAAAATTCCGCCTTGCTGATACACCGCTTACTCTGTTTCCGGTGCTGACTGTCCGATCGCTCCAGCACCAGCCGGAAAGCGTTTAGGACTGCCGCATTGTTGGCATATTCAGTCTGTTTGTCCGTCGACAAATACTTCCCGTCGCCGAACTGGTGACGCTGGTAAAAATCTAACGCTGCGCCGTCCGGTTCGACGCTCTCGACAAACGGTTTGCTTTCCGCTTGCGCTTTCAAATCCGGACGGCGGCGGTAAACCTCCAGCTGGAACTTTAACGGCAACCTGTCGAGATCAAACAGCGCGGGGTTGCTTCTACAAGCTTTGCGAGCTTGGATAGAAGCATCCTTTTTAACGATGCACTGGATTGCATTCATGGTTGCAATGCCCGCTAAGTCATCGTATGTTACACACAATTTACCGTTGTAGTATTCCATGTTTCACATCTTTATTTTTGCTCCCGTGCCGGTATCGCTCCGGGTAACGCCTTCACGTTCACGGGAAATCGCTATCTTTGTGCGTTCAACTACAAATGTTTAGCGATTATGGAAAACTATATCTGTTTCACTTTTCACCTTCGAAATCGAGTGATGCTCGAAACTGTTCGCGGGAAATTCGGAGCTCTTCTAAGGTCGTTACACCTTCGATACAGAAGTGAATCCGAGTTCCTGCCTTATCGAGACTTATCGAACCCACGTGTCCGGCCATGGCGCCTCGACTTCTCCATGTTGCCACCAGAATACCAGCAAGACAATCATTTGGAAATACTCCGACATCTGAAAGAATCATATTTGCCACGGTTAAAGGCTGCTCATCCTGAATGGGGAGACGTAGCCATTTATAGGAATCTTCACCTGTATCCAAATCTGATTCACTCAATGTCGGATTGGTGGCGATGAGATTCTCCACGGCGTCCCGGTATGCGCGGGCGCACCTCTGTACCCTTTCGAGGGCATCTTCCTTGTGTCGCTTCATCGTCTTACGCGTTTAACTGATTGTAAATCTTTTGCAGGGAATACAGAACATCGCCCCACGTCGCCACTGTCATGTCATTGAATGTCGCCACAGGCTCGTGGTCGATGATGATCGTCGCGGCGTTGGTCTCCCGGTTCACCTGCAACTCCACTCGATCGCCGAAGTTTTGATACATCATTCCCCGCACGTGGTCGTGGCGTGTTTCTACATTCGGACAATAACCTTGCGGTGCCCGCTCCCCGGTATAAATCAATCCGCCTCGTTCCAGTGCGGCGGCACGGAGCATTTGATCGCGTTTGCTGTTGCGTTCGTACTTTAGCGCTCGACTGAGAATCACCCTGTGAACCTTGAAAGTTTGATACAACTCCCGGAATACAGAGGGCGGTAAAAGGATTTGCTTTCTCATAATTGCCTATTAATTGGTTATTTTCAGTATATTTGTTGCGTGGTTGTGTTAAAACCACATTGCAAAGATATAAGATATATCTTAAACAGCAAAATTATTTTTAAGATTTTTTCTACAAAATGAGTGGAGCACTTATAAGAATTAAACAATATCTCGATCTGAAAGGGATAAGCGTTAGAGCGTTTGAGTTGAAATGTGGATTCTCAAACGGCTCATTTGCGAGTCAATTAAAGAATGGCAAGACAATAGGAATTGATCGTTTAGAAAATATCTTAAATGCTTTCCCCGATATTAACATAGAATGGCTTCTTACGGGTAAAGGCAGTATGGCCAAGACCGACACGGTACCATTACCCAAAAACGACCAAACAACCGTTGCGATAGGAAAACGCTCGGACAAGAACGAGGGCATTCCGTTGATCCCAATCGATGCTATGGCAGGGGCGCTTTCGGAGAACAGCCAAACGATCATGGAATATGACTGCGAGCATTACGTCATCCCCATGTTCAAGGGAGCCGAATTTCTGATTCCTGTAAAAGGTGATTCCATGCAGCCCAAGTATTACAGCGGGGATATTGTTGCCTGTAAGCGGCTACCGCTTGATACATTCTTCCAGTGGAACCGCACCTACGTGATAGACAGCGAGCAAGGGGTGCTCATCAAACGGGTAAAACAAGGCGAGGACGACGATCATATCACGTTGGTATCTGACAATCCAGAGTACGACCCGTTTTCGCTCGAAAAATCCCGTATCTACTCACTGGCTCTCGTGATCGGGGTCGTGAGGGCGGAATAACCATAAAACGACCCGAATAGGGATTTCGAGACTTTTTATAGGATTTGAGTGCAGAAAGATAGATTTATATTATTGATATTCAGTGTTTTGTGTTTAATATATGGGATGTAAAACCCCGTCAAAAAATGACACTTTGGGGGGTGTTTATGAACCTTATTTTTTTATTATGTGGGGGCAAACCTCAATAAAAATGTCATCCATTAGACCACCCATTAGACCATCCAATGCGTATTTTTGATATTTTGGTCTGAAATTCAGATGTACGCATTTTGCGCATCCATTTTATAAAAATTGCGTTTGAAATGCCGGTTAAACACCGCTTAAAACCTTGCGGCGGACACATGTCGTTTTCAGCCCCGTATGCCGCAAATCCCGCCCGTATCGGTATATAGAGCCGTTCGGGCATAAAAAAAGGGCGTAAATCGCCCCGTTTTGCCTGTAAATACAAGCGCAATTCAAATCGAGTTCAACCAACCGCCGCCGGAATTAACACGAAATTCAAGCAAATGCACATTTGAATTTCGCGCCGAAATTTTGTCGCTCTCTCGTAAGTCGTTGTATTATTGCCGCTTGTCTCTCTTTTCTCCCTGTTCTACTGTGTACATCTCAATTTCATGCCCGTAGTAGAGATACTCTCCCGGAATGCGGTGGCTGCGCCGCCCGATCGGAACGCCGATGCCGAGCGTCACGTTCATCGAAGTCGAAGTGACGGGCAGGAACTGCGGCGTATGGCTGCAAATCAACATATCGGTCGCCAGGAAGAAGTTGATCCAACTGGGGCAGGCATTGATCGCCACACCGAGGGCGTGCCCCTGGCCGTTGAGAAACGAATAACTGGTAGTCAGCGTAAACCAGGGAATCGGGTGGAAGTTCACCGAGGCGGTCAGGTTGTGGAACGTCTTCACATCCCAGACACGTACGTTGTAAAGCAGACCCAGGCCGATCTTGTGACGCCAAACCTCGTACTCGGCCCCCAGATTGATCGAGGTGCGCAGCATCTCGGTCTTGCCTTTGGAAGCCTGCACCCGGTCGAACTCCAACTCGCCGAAATCGAACTCCGGATCGTGAACCTCACCGTCGATGATCTCCACGCCGGTAAAAGATTGGGATTTGGTCATCTGCCCACGCTCCAGGTATTTCTTTCCCCACGAAATGAAACCCAGGTCGTTCACGGCGAAAGAGAGCTGCAAATCGGGAATCACGTCGTACGTCACACCCAGATCGACGGCAAAACCGTAACCCGCAGGCCCTTTGTAGGAAGAGACGTCGAAATCGTTGAACGAATAATATTCCGACCCGTCGGGACGCTGCATGGAGCTCATCTCAAGGCCCGACATTTCGAACGAACCGTCCGCGTCGATATTCCAACTATTCTCCTGCAATTTTATATCGAGCCGGTCGATCGACGTCCGCGCACGGCCCGCGCCGACGAGAAACTTACCCCGAGCACCGAGATAAATCTGATCCGTCAGCGGAAAAGAGTAACTGAAAGCGGCCTCGAGATAAGCCTGTGTCGAGGCTTTGATATCGTTGATAACGGCCTCGTTCCGTCCGTTCTTGAGAAAGTCGAACAACGAATAGGGCATATTGGCCTCCGCCTCCACACGCATATTCAGATCGAACGACCAGAATGTCTTATGATCCTTGCGGAATGCACCGAAACCGACGATATTGATCCGGGCATCGGTTCCGAGCATATTTTTCGAGCGCAGATTTCCCAACGCCTCGGCCGCAGAAACATTCTTGTCGAACAGCGTTACCAAACTTCCGTTCACCGGATAAAAAATATCGCTGACGGAGAGGTTACCGGAAACGTTGACCTGCACACCGCCCAATACGGGAATATTCACATAGCCGCGCAGCGGAGCGAAAGCCGGGTTAAGCTGGCTGCGGAAAGTCGAACCCTCCATAAAGTAGGCACTCGGCGTCTGTGCCACGGCCGTACATGCGACAAATGCCGCAATCAAAGTATATATGATCTTTTTCATATGAGGAATCCGGATTAAAGGTTCAGATTAAGACCGCCGCGTTTCTTCAAATGCAGCATCATACGAATCGACTGGCTGTCGCTGAATCCGATGCGCGGATAATATTTCTGCGGCATAAAATCGACATTCAGTTCGAAGAAAGAGAACAAACTCCGGATATCATCCTTGTAAAGCCGCACGGGAGCGATGTCATTCTCTTCGTCGGGTTCGACCAGGAAAGGCGCGATAGCCACGTTCGTTTCGGAAAAATCCGCAGCTACTTCGAAGCTCACCGGCAGACTGCTCCGCACCTCGCCGTACAGATCGAGCGTATTGACCGGATCGACGGTACCCTCGGGATCGAGGTTGTCGGCAAGCATATCGATCAAATCATCGTCGACATCCAACGTCGCATTATAAGTAATCGTATTGATTTTAATCTGGGAAAGAAATTCCCGCGCCAGCTCGCCCATCGTATCGCGCAACGCTTCGCCAGCCTCGTTGTCCTCGCCGAAAAACTTCTTGAATTCCGCCTTGAAAAGCTCCTCGCTATCGGCCGGAATCAACGCCGTAAAACGCTCGCGGTAACCTTCGTTGGACCAAATCAGATCGACCACTTCGTCCATTTTTTTCGATCCGGGAACGAGCATCTCGTCGATAAGAGCCTCCAGCATTCCGTCCAGATAAGTTCCATCGCTCGAAAGACGGACGATATCGACCCACTCCGCATTGCCCGGGAGCGTCGTCGGCAACCAGATATCGACCTCGTCGAAAATAGCGCGGATATCCGCACTGCCGTCCTGCAACTCGTCCATTCCGACCGTGATCTGCGCCAACGGCATAATCCATTCGCTCTGGTCGTTGCCGATGGTTACATCGCCGGATTCGATCTTGTTCAGATCATACGCCTTGTCGCACCCGAAGCAGAGCGAAAGAATACATAACAGGAATAAAAAATTTTTCATAGGCAGATTTTGCTCAATAAAACGGCCCAAAGGTATAATGTTTTCGACAAATAATCAAAATATAAATACTTTTCAACCACGAACAATCTGTTCAATCGACGACTTCTGCCGAAAAACTCCGGCTCATTCTCCGATTCAGCGCACGGCAGAGGTCTTTGTTAAAATTTTGCTACTTTTGCGACAGATGGACAACGTAAAAAAATACGGGTTGAAAGAACAGGTGGCCCTGCTGCCTCTGTCACCGGGCGTATATCAGTTTCTGGACAAGAACGGGACGATCATCTACGTCGGCAAAGCCAAAAGCCTGCGCAAGCGGGTCAGCTCGTATTTCATGCAGAACAAGGAACACAGCGCCAAGGTACAGGTACTCGTGAGGCAGATCGCTGCGATCCGGCACATCGTCGTCGATACCGAAACGGACGCCCTGCTGCTCGAAAACTCGTTGATCAAGACCCTCCAGCCGCGCTACAACATCCTGCTCAAGGACGACAAGACCTATCCCTGGATCGTCGTGCGCCGCGAACCGTTCCCGCGCGTACAGTCCACCCGCATCCTCAACCGCGACGGCTCCCAATATTTCGGTCCCTACGGCTCGGTAATGATGCAGCGCAGTATCCTGGAGTTTATCCGCGAGGTGATTCCCCTGCGAACCTGCTCGCTCAACCTTTCGCCGGCGGCTATCGCCAAAGGGCGCTATTCGGTCTGCCTGCAATACCACCTGGGCAACTGCAAGGGACCTTGCGTGGGAGCGCAAAGCGAAGAAGAATACGACGCACTGGTCGATATGACGGTTTCGATTCTCAAAGGCGACCTGCGCCCCGTGCGTACCTATCTTGAAAAAGAGATGGAGGCAGCCGCCCGAAACCTGAAATTCGAAGTCGCACAACGCTACAAGACACGCCTCGACGCCCTGGACAACTATTCGAGCAAATCGGTGATCGTCAGCGCACGCATCGTGAACGTGGACGTCTTCTCCCTACTGGTGGACGACGACGTGGCCTACTGCAATTTCCTGCGCATCCGCCACGGTTCGGTCGTGGGCGTCTATACGATACGGCTCACCACGGGCATCGACACCGACCCCGCTCAAATGCTGACCCTGGCCATCCAGCACATCGCCGAAACGATCGCCGGGACGCTGGCCAAAGAGGTCATCGTTCCCTACCTCCCCTCGGCCGCGCAACTTTTCGACGGGGTGACCTTCACCGTTCCCAAGCGGGGCGAAAAACTCGATCTGCTGGAGTTCTCGCTCAAGAGTGCCCGTATCTACCGCGCCGAACAGCTCAAGAACCTCGAGATCAAGAATCCCGAACGGCATACCGAACGGCTGATGGCCGCCATGCAAAAGGAGCTGCACTTGGACCGTCCGCCCCGCCACATCGAATGTTTCGACAACTCCAACCTACAGGGGACCAACCCGGTAGCTTCATGCGTGGTATTCCGGGACGGCAAGCCTTCACGCAAGGAGTACCGCCATTTCAACATCAAAACCGTCATCGGTGCAGACGACTTCGCCTCGATGCGCGAGATCGTCTTCCGCCGTTACAGCCGCCTGATCGCCGAAGGAGCCGAACTGCCCGACCTGATTATCGTGGACGGCGGCAAAGGACAGCTCTCCAGCGCCTATGCCGTGCTGTGCGAACTGGGAATCGAAAAACAAGTCCCCATCGTAGGCCTGGCCAAGCGGATCGAAGAGATCTTCTTCCCCGGGGACCCGATGCCCTACTACTTGAGCCGTACGGGTGAACCGCTCAAAGTGGTGTGTCACATCCGCGACGAAGCCCATCGCTTCGGCATCACCTTCCACCGGCAGAAGCGAAGCAAAGGTTTCATTCACAGTGAACTGGAAAATATCGAAGGAGTCGGCCCGAAGACCATAGAGCTCCTGTTGCGCCATTTCCGTACGGTGGAGAAAATCCGCACGGCCCCCGCCGAAGAACTCTCGGCCCTCATCGGACCGGCCAAGGCCGCCAGACTCCTCGTCCACTTCGGCAGACAGTAAGGACGCAGAAAAATGCGAAAAAAATTTGGAGTTCCTCGATAAATCATTACTTTTGCAGAGCAAATCACCGATTTAGCAGCCCGGATGGCGGAATTGGTAGACGCGTTGGTCTCAAACACCAATGACAGCAATGTTGTGCCGGTTCGATCCCGGCTCCGGGTACTATTCAAAAAACCTCAAATGACTTATAAACAATCATTTGAGGTTTTTATTTTGGCTGATATGTCCGCATTTTGTCCGCATTTTTTTGTAAAGTTGAAAATTTTTGTTTATTGAATATTGGATTTTAAACAAAACGGAGGCCGATGAGCCTCCGTTTTTTACGTCAAATGGGATTGTTCCACTAAAATAATATTCGTAGCTTGCAATGATTCGTAAGTAAATATAGTTTCTTTTCAACGATTCATCGCCGGTAGCTATCTATCAATAATAGTTGACGAATAAAATCTTGATTTTCCCCAATGTAAACGACACAGCAATACAACAGTAAGAAAGCCACACAGGACACTAAGGATAATGCTCCAAAGGTTCCATCCGCAGCACCATTGATATAAAATGTAGGTTATCAAACCGCCCCAAGCCAATGCTGCGAAAAAAATAAAAATTCCGGTAATTTTCTGAGTAGAGACAAAGCCTGGCGCATAACATTTTGATTTATTGCATCGAAAAATATTCTTAATACGTTTCCACAAACTCTCTTTCTGAGGACGTTCCGGTTGGGCAGTGTAAACATTAGGATATACATCTTTATTAAGTACCATTTCTATACCCTGTACCACTTTAATCCAGTGCTCGTTCCACTTACGGTACCCGAGCAAGGCTCCGTACCAACAAAGGGAGGCGATCCAACCGAGAACGGATATAATCAGGGGCAAGAACCACTCCTGCGATTCTGCAACTGCCGCAGGAGCTTTGCCGCAAACCGGTTTGCATGCGCAACATAGCGTTTCGATTTCGCTTTTCGGCCAGATCGAGTAAAGAGCGACGAATAAAGCGCCGACGAAGATGGCATAATAGTTCATCCAGATGTTGTAGCGGCCTACCTGAAACTGATAGCCTTCAATTGCTTTTTCATAAGCTGTAAATGTATTCATCTTTTGAGTATCGTTTTGGGAGTTCTCAATAAATGCATCGGGTGACAGTTGCTGTCCATTCGATGGTTGAGTGTTGGAATTTGTACACATAATTATTGATGTTAAAAAGCTAAAAATCAACTTCTTCAATTAAATCAACTTCCCAATCAGAATAATTTGCTGTACATCCGGTTGGAACAATCAAATGATTTGGATACGAGCCTCTATATCTGTAAGCATTATAGATGTCATACTGTCTTTTCCTGCTCCATCCCGGTTGTCTTTCGACGATTTCTCTTTTAATAAATCTCTTATCTGAAATCGTCGTTTCTTTCAGCCCAAATGATTTAATAGTAATCGTCGGCGGTAGTGAAGATTGGATATATATTTTGGAAAAAATAGCAGAATAATAAGTATCGTCGTATATAATACGATCATAGTAGTCCATATCGGGATCGGTGGAGAGCTTTTCTTTTTCTTGTATTATTTCTTCAGAATCAATGCTTTTTACAAATGCACAATCTCCAATTGATGTAATGTTTGGACCAAGAGATAAATACCCATCAATTTTAGAGCAACCGAAAAATGCACGAGCCCCAATTGATGTTATGGAATTAGGCAACTTAAGATTACCTGTAATGCTTGAAAGATTTTCAAAGGCAGACTCGCCAATAATATTAACCCCTTCAGCTATAGTGAGTTTAGAAAAATTACGGCAATCATAAAAACAGGCAAACGGTATATTTATACCACTATCAATCGTGAGATGTCTATTGAAGCCTACATTCCCACTAAATGCAGAAGCGCCTAATGACGTAACTGTTACAGGTATTGTTAGATCCCCTACCAATGATTGGTTCCCTCCAAAAGCAGACTCACCAATAGTTTGTAATCCATTGCCGAGTGTCAAGGTGCCGTTAAAAGTACATGATGTGAAACAGTAGTTGCCAATTGAGGTAGTGGCATCAGGAATTACAAGGTTCCCTGTAATAGATTTACACTGATAAAATGCATATTCTCCGATAGTCTGCACTGTTTCGGGAATGTATATCGAAGTGATTGCTGCTTGATAAAATGCACGATTTGGAATCGCAGTAAGACCAAGAGGCAATAAAACTGTCGAAATATTAGTATTAGCTAAGCAACTTGCCGGAATAGTCGTATTGTCGGTCTTTGAAAGATCAAGGGCTTTAAGATTTTTCATCGTTCTGATAAAGTCGAAGTCGAATGTGTTGATCTTGCCAGTAAGGGTCAATTCCTCGATGATGTCCTTATCCTCAGAATTGATAAGTTGATCGAGGGTTCCGGCCGTTGTAACATGAACGGTTTGTGAGGTTCCAGATTTTTGGGTGATAAGAATCGTTTCTGATGTTATACCGAGGTTATCGACCAACCGGATTGTCGAATAACGAACTGTAAGAGCCGAATTGGAGGCTACGGTAAATGTCAGGGTTTCATCACGCATAGCGGCACGGGTACGTGTATCAGCTACGGAAATCCACGATTTATCGGCTTCGGGTATTTCGACCGTATAGTCGATATTGGTCGAGAGATCGACAGTAACCGTACCGCCATTGTAACCGACCGTATAGGATTTGGTCGTTACAACGATAACTCCTTCGACAAAGTTGATCGAACGCATAATCGTCCGTTCCTTACCGTCGGTGACGAATATCAGCACCTCGCTCGGCAGAATCGTACTCGGAGTAGTGATTTCGATGGTTCCAGTTGCATTGTCCGTCTTTTTTACCACAGCCCGAAACCCGTCTTGTGCCAAAGCCTTGATAACGGTATTTTCATCAGCTCCTGTAATGGTATAACCGATCGAGTATGTTTTATCCGCCAATACCCGAATATCCTCGGTTTCGGAGAATGTGATAGACAGCGGATGATGTTTGGGCACGGAAATAACCGAATCATCCTGCAATTTGAAATGGATATAATCTTCATCTTGGGTAATTTCCTTGAAAATCGAAACGGCATCAGTTCCGTCAGTCCCATCTTCACCTGTGGCTTTGCCCAACTGTGTCCAGTTTGTTCCATTGTCATAGGAAATGTACCAATATCCCTCTCTGATTTCGAGTTTGGGAGTAATGCCGTCTTTACCGTTCGCTCCGTCCGTTCCATCTTCTCCATCTGAACCGTCTGCACCATCTTTTCCGTCTGTCCCCTCGGCTTTGATTTTATTACCACTATCATCCGTCAGCCACTTGCCGTCAAGCGTCCAGTAATAAACGCCGTCAGTATCCTGCTTTACGCTGATAACAGGAGTATGCCCGTCTTGTCCGTCAGCCCCGGGCTTGCCATCCGAACCATCTGTCCCGTTTTGGCCATCTTTACCATGATAAATAGTAATTGGATTACTTTTATTGAATCTGATCGTATAGCCTATTTCTATCCCATCTTGCATAACAGGGGTAATCTCTGTAATATAATCATTATTTTGCAGAGCAGTAACAATCGTTTGTAAAGACGAAATGTTGGTATTCATCTGATTACAGAGTGTTTTCAGAGCCTCGAATGCCGACCACGTGGGCAATTTGATCTGCGTACCGTTAGACAACGTAAAAATTACATAGTCGGTATTGGTTTCATAGTCAATATCCGTAAACATCGGATCACCGCTAATACCGTCCTCTCCATCTTTACCGTCTTCACCGGTGGCTTTACCGAGTTGTGTCCACGTGGACTCGTTGTCATAGGAAATGTACCAATAATCGTTTTCGATTTTGAATTTAGGGGTAATACCATCTTTGCCGTCCATGCCGGGCTTTCCGTCCTGCCCATCATTCCCGTCTTCTCCATTCGACCCGTCCGTACCATCCTTGCCATCGGTTCCCTCTGCTTTGATTTTATTGCCGCTATCGTCCGTCAGCCAGTCACCGTCGAGTGTCCAATAATAGCTCCCGTCAGTATCTTGCTTTACTCCGATAACGGGAGTATGTCCGTTCTTTCCGTCTTCACCGTCAACTCCGGGTTTCCCATCCTCTCCGTCAGTTCCGTTTTGTCCATCCTTACCATGATAAATGGTGATCGGATTACTTTTACTGAACGTTATCGTATAGCCAACCTCTTTCCCATTCTGCATGATGGGGGTCACGTTCGTAACATAGTCGTTCTTTTGTAATGCCGTTACAATAGTTTGTAACGATGAAATGTTGGTGTTCATCTGTTTGCAGAGCTCTTCCAATTTGGCCACCCGATTTTCCAAATTATCTACGCGCCCGGTCAATGCCGAATCGTCATACTCATCGCTACAACTTGCAAACAGCAATGTAGCAATATACAACACCGATAGAATTTTTTTCATAGTAATTTTCCTGTTACAATCCAAATAAAATTGGATCAAAGTTTTCGGTTAAATTTGTTTTTATCTTATTTACAGCGTATTGCATTTCTTGGTGAACTTCTCGGCCAAAGGTCAAGGCACGAGAGCCTCCGCCGGCCTTTGATCGAGCCGGTGCGGAGGCACATCGTGCTTAACACCTTTGGCTCTCTCGAAAGCCGAGATTTCAGAACCCGAAAAAATCCTTCGATAAACAGATTTTCCTTAGCGGTCAGCTCTCTGCCGCATATCCCTTATTAGTTTACAAAGGCCAGAGGAGCAGATTATTTTAAGCGGACGTTAACGCCGCAACAACTATGTAGTATTCTCTCTGGGAAAATCCGTTTACCGGAAGGGTTTCTCTATGACACGATACTATTGACATATTCGGTCTGATGTTTCAGCACAAAGAATAGACGGTTTACCAGTTTGCGGGCGACCTTTACGATAGCTTTGCTCTTGGGCATCCGTTTGCATTGTTCCGTATAGAACAGGTTCATCGCAGGGTCTTGACGTACCGCCACCCATGCCGCTTCTATCAGGTTACAGCGCATAACGGCGTGTTTTCGTATGGTAATATCCCCCGTCCCATCTTTCTCTCCGCTGGAGTGGCACATCGGGATCATTCCGATATAGGCAGCCAGTTGTTCGGCATTGCGGAAGCGGGTTATGTCGCATATCTCGGAGAGGAACGCCATTCCCGTAGCCTGCCCGAACCCCGGAACGCTCATAATCAACCGCAGCGGTTCGCGGAATCGATCCGTCTTGGCCAATGTCCGTAAAGCCCGTGTCATCTCCAGTTTCTGACGGCGTAACTCTTCCAGATGCCGGATATGAATGTCGAGGGCCTGACGGCCGCTCGGGGTGAGCGTCTCTATCTCCTTCAACCAGGCGAAAAAGCGCTTCGACCAGTTGGAAAACGGAGTGAGAAACTCCTGCGGAATCTCGATGCCTAAATACCGAAGTTGAGACTTGAGCCGATTCTTCTGACGGGTCGTGTCTTTGGTTATCGAGTTCTTCAATCTTATCAAGGAACGCATCTCCAACGATACGCTGTCCGGCGTATAAATGCCTTTCAGCTCGTTGGCTCTTAAACTCCGCGCCAGCTTACCGCTGTCCACGGTGTCGGTCTTACGCAGCTTTTCGCTGCTCTTGGTCGGCACGTCGGCCGGATTGACCACGATGTTGTCGATCCCTAAGGCCGTCAGACGCTCGTGTATCCAAAATCCGCAGAAGCCCGCTTCGTACACCGAGTGATACTCGGCGCCCGGATAACTCCGAGTTAAAAATCCGTACAACGCTTCTGGGCTCGGATGCTGGCTAAACTTCTTCAATACGGAGGTTTCGGACAAGACCGTAACCGACCAACTCTTCAAATGGACGTCGATTCCTACATAAATCTTTTGTCCTCTGAAACTAATTTTGTTTCTTTGCTCTCTCATGGCTATCGTCGTTTTAGTTAGTAAAGGTTTTGCAGCTTTAATCTAACCAAAATCTCGATAGCTTTTTCATTTATCCGCTATCATCGCGGCTTACCCTGATTGTAAACATAGGGATTATTAATTCATATTATTTTGCATGATTTTTTCCGGAACACCTATCCGGCATAGATGTACTTGAGCTTGGGCACTCCGTTCTGGAGCACGGTGAAGGCGTTTTCTTCCACCTGCACGTCCTTTGCCTTTGGCCACCATAGCCACGAGAGTTTCCCGTCGGGTTTGAGGAATGCCACGGCATTACCCTGCACTTTCCCGACCTCACGCACGCCGAGGTCTTTTCCGCCCTCGAACAGCCGGACACACCGCCACTTCGAGCCAAGCGTCATTTTCCGTTTCACGTCTGCTAATGTTTTCATACTCATTGCGTTTTTATTATTGCATATAAATTCTGCATTTCCGGTTGCACCGTCTCAGGCTGTCCGCCGAGAGCGGATAACTGCGGTTCAAATGGTCGGGAAACCCTTCTCGGAACATCAGCTCCGCCGTAGCGTACTCCTTGCACCATTTCCGCCGACGTCTCCCACGGGCAGGTCTCGTTTCCGGCATCCGCCTTTTCGGAGATTTCGGCACACGCCATTTCCCACCGACAAACACCGCTTCATATTCCCGTTGTAACACGCCGCTGCAATACGCCGCCACGCTGACAGCGGGCACACTTCCGAGCTGTCCCGTCGCGGCAAGGCTGTCAAGCGTATCGGTGGCAGCCTTGAAACTGGCAAAGCACCCGTAACTGCGGGTGCGCTTTGCGTCAAACACTTCTATCATATTTATTCGTTTTATTATTGGCACATCCGTTCTCCGCTTCCCCGCATAGGATAACAGCGGAAGCACGGCAGGCGGTTCCGCAGAACGCCAGACCGTGCTTAACCGTGTTATATACAAGGTAGGCACAACGCCTCACGGCGCAAGGAAGTCATATCGGAGGGAATTTTAGAAAAGTGCGGGCATTTCAGGGTGCAATCCTGACACAGTGTATATCAATGCCCGAAAAAGCGCGCACGCCCCGCAGTTTCCGCAGCACGTATGCGCGTCATGTTACTCGCCATCGTCCCCGCTGTCAATTCCGGCGGTGATGTTGCATATCTCCTGCAATGCCGATTCTATCTGCACAAGGTCGTCGATGTCGAACTTCACGGCATCGCAGTCCTTCTCCCACACTTGGCGGGCTATGAAGACGGCATCATGCAGCGACCGCTCGGACTCTTCCAGAGCGGTCTTCAGGTCGTCCACGGTGTACTCCCCGTCCTGCGGCGGAGGTACAGTCCCGGCACCGTTTTTTGCCGGGAAATTCTTTTCGCCTATCACGTTACAGTTGCTTTCGCCCGAAATGAAAAGCGCGTATTCTTGGCATACGCCACAAGAACACGCACTTACGACGGCAGATACGAAAAGGGCAGGCAGTCCCACACGTTCAGCGGGCTGCCTGCCGTCCTTTTGCCTTTTTCGGGCAGGTTTCAGTTACTCCGTTGCCCTTATGCCGCCTTTTTGCTTTCATCGGCAACCGTTCCGGCAGGCTGTTCCGCCACCTTTTCAGCCTTGCCGGTCTTGGTCGTTTTCTCGGCAGGCTTTTCGAGGTTGGCGAGGTTCGGGGCGAAATTCATGGCGTTGCGGATAGCCTTTGCAGCGGCATGGATTGTCTTTTGGAAATCACGGTTTGACTTCTCGAGGTCTACTTTGGTCGGCACAAGACCGATACGCGCCCAAACGCTGTCGGTAAGGTCGTACTTCTTGATACGATTTCCCGACTTCTCGCAGATGATGATTTCCGCAGGGGTTGTGGCACGGAATTTCGAGCGTATGCCGTCGGCATCGGCACGCAGTTTCTTTTCCTCCGCAATGGTGTGCCACATAGTTGCGACCATGTTTTTAATCACACGGAAAATCTCGTTGTCCGACTTGTCGGCAGGCTCAAAGTCCGCACCGAAAAAGTGCTGTGCCGTCTGCACGAGTTCACCGTCCTTGTTGGTAGAGTTGTAAACCAACATGATACCTGCAAACGAACCGATGTTTGCATACTGTTCCTTGTTCAATTTAGAAGTTGCCATAATGATAAAATTTTAGAAACACTGCGCAAAATCACGCATTGCGGGCACTCGGGGAGTCGAACCCCGAACTCTGCACCATAGCGCAAAGTGTGGCATTTCCTGCCACGCGCCCAAAAATTTGCCGTGCATTTCACCCTGCACGGCAAAATTTTTCGTAACTTTGTCGCACTTAAAACGTACCCCATAGCAGGCTATCCAAATGAGCGCATTTTCGGCATATCGTGTATCGGCTTACTCACGCATCACTCGTGTCGTGGCTCTGCGCTGCTTTACTCCAATTTCGGCAAGACGCTTCTCTGGCACGTCCCGGATCTTTCCCAATCCGGCAGCTAACTGTAAGGTGAGGCATTTAGGCGTTACCACCGAGCTGGGTATTGGGTATAGCATTGGCATATACATTTACCAGCGTCCTCTATGCGGATAGTTTTTACCGCTATCGTGCATTTTATTCCGAGCGCACAAGGGCGCAATTATGGCATTATTCTTACACGTCCTTTTTCCATACAACTCTCGCACTCCCAAATTTGCGTGCTTTGCGTATGCGGACTAAAAACACGTTTTTAGCCGTTCCAACTTGCTACATTGGTCTGTAGTCCTGCTCGGTGTGGTTATTTAACACCCTATTTAATCGCTCCAAAGCGAACAGGCGAATTTTTGATTTTCCAAGCCTCAAAAATAGGTTTCCCACAAAAAGGGCTTTTTGTTTCTCGCTCTCGGCGGTCTTTGCTTTTCTGTTTTTTAATTCTGTTTTTTACTATCTATTTTTTTATTCGTTTTTCTCCGTACTTGTTTGCCGTTTGTTTGGCTTTCGAGTACATGACTATTATAAAACCGTTTTTCAGAACTGCAAAACTTTTTGAGAAAAAAAATTTGGAACGTTCCAAAAACAGCCTTTTTGCGAATATGGAACGCACGCGCGCGAAGTGAATTTGTAAATAGTTGAATATCAATAAAATAGAAAAAATGATTTTCTTTGAAAAAAATTTTTCCTTTGCAAAAATCAAAAAAGCCCCGTTTCAACGTATGTATAAAATCAAAATCAGTTTTGTCTATTGATTATCAGATTATTAGCTGCTTAAAATGGATAAAATAGGACTGAAAAGATTTTTTTACTTTCAATTTGTAAGCAAAGATAATGTAAAAGACGTTTTTAGGCTTACTTTATACAAAAGTAAACCTAATAAATTATTGATATTCAATGGTGTAATAAAAATAAAAAGATTGGGGAGGGTGTACCCTCGGGTGCGGATTCGGTCTCTGTCCTCGGGCCGTTTTTTCAAGTCCGGTTTTCCAAAACGGCTCAAAATGCGGCTTTCGGATTGAAACTGTAAGCAGGTATCAAAAAATATACAGTAAAGTACTTGTATTTATCATGGTTGCTTAAGGTGCTGGTGTTCACCATGTCCCATATTTTTGAAATATTCTCATTTGTGGATGCCTGTCCTTTCAATTTTCACGGGTGTACAGACTTTCTGCACGATTTCCGGGTTCCGGCTTGAAGCTGTTTTTTAGATACGCTGAAAACGTATCAAAAAATATATAGAGACACGTCGGTATATTGACTGTTCTTAACCGGATTGGACGACGGAAAAGGAGGATGTGTATTCCTGTCATTCAGTATGTTCGGATATGCTTTTCACAATCGGACAATCTTGTAATGTTTTGTTCCTTAATCATATAGAATATACAGAACGAAGCTATCCACATGGATTCCGACTTATTTGTACGGTTTTTGTGACTTTATACAGGAAACCGTGGAAATGCAGAAGAAATGGGGTTCAGTTACCTGCCTTTTTGGTGAATTATACGTATATTTGCCGTATTGTATCCACTTATGTATGAAGTATGGCATTTTGCTGTTACAGGAAATATCTGGATAAAGAATCGAAAGAATGGAATCATATCATAAGAAGAAAATCGGGAGTATTCCGAAAGACAGCACGGGTGGGTCGTCCATTCGCAAGGGAATGGTCGTCTTCAACGGTGGGACATCGGAAACCGGACTTGTGGGAGATGTCACGGGTAATTGCGTGTCGGTTCCGGTAAGGATGACTGCGGGCAAAGAACTCGTTACCGATGACGCGGTCATGTTTCTGAATGATTGCCGGGAAGCGAGCGCAGAGCAAAAGATTGCCCTCCAACGCCTGCTGAACGAAGGCCATCTTGCATGGGACAAGCGCCGGGGTGTATGTTCGGAATCTCTCTATGCTCCCAAAGACGGACAGTTGGTAAAACTCAGTATCCTGGATGAGCATGTAATACTGGGGGCTTTCAAGGAAATCGACGCAAAAGGACGTGTTGTGCTGTATTGCCTGCTGGACGAAGACGGGAGCCTGCGCTATTCCCTGCATGAAACAGTCGGGTACGCGGTGAATCTCCAGATACTGCCTATCGGAACCAGTGGCCGTAGCAGGCTTTCCGATGCTCTACGCCAGAAAGGGCTTGCATGGAACGGACGGCTGAAGGAACTCGAACGGCTGGCAACACGTGTCAGACGCGGTGACAAGTACTATTACCTGAATGACATACTGGAAATCCGTGAATGCAGGGACAACAACAGGCCGGCGGACAGGAAACGGTTGGAATGCGGGAACTATTTCATGGAGCGGAGGGATGCCGAACTGGTACGTGACTGCGTGCGCTCTGTCGTAAGGCTGAACCGCGACAAGGATGCCAGACGGTAAGAGGGTGACGGTATAAGGTATTCGTTCTGTTTCTCTCTCTTGTATCTGGGGAGGAAGTGGTCCTTTAATCCTCATCTTATCCGTTTTCAACACTTTCCGATTCAAAAAAACAAAAAAACAGACGGCGTGCCGTCTGTCATGATTTGTTTCTTTTTTGGTATCTTTTTTCTTTGCGTCAAAGAAAAAAGTACATCTTTCTTCTTTCTTCTTGTATAATACTACTTATAGTATTGTTGCTACATTTGTAACACCCCTCCTGTCAGATACACGGTACATTTGTACCACATTGAGGGGAAAGATGTGGCGAATTTCGCGTCTTTCCACCCAAATTCCACTATCGGGAGCATGAATCGCAAGCCGATGTTGCCGCTTCGGAAAATTGCAGTCGCCTTTTGCAGGGCAGCATTGCAAGAACGAAAACGGTCTGATTTTCACGTGCAGGAAAATAACCGCAAAAAGAGATCCGATAAAACATCTATATATGAAAAATATCCCCTATATTTGCATAAAATTTACATATAACTGCGATATAATATGATTATTCAGTTCACAGTCGAAAATTTCCTTTCGTTCAAGGAGCCGGCGACCTTGTCTTTGGCTGCTTCCGCGCTGAAAGAAAAACAGACCCGGTCCGATGAGATTGTTTTTGAGCTTGAAGGTACGAACCTCTCTTTGCTGAAGAGTGCGGTCATCTACGGGGCCAATGCCAGCGGGAAATCGAATCTAGTCAAAGCGCTCGATTTCTTCAAATGGTTTGTCATCAATTCCTCCAAAGGCGTGCAGTCCGGCGAAAGCATACGGGTGGAAAGTTTCCGTCTCAACCGGAGGACGGAACAGGAGCCCAGTTATTTTGAGGCGGTCTTTGCCGACGAAACGGTCCAATACCGCTATGGGTTTGAAGTCGATGAAAAACGTGTACACCGGGAGTGGCTTTATCAAAAGGGCAACAAGCGCAAGGCAAAGGAGGTGGAACTGTTCCTGCGTGACGGCGATGAGTATGAACTGCATCCCAAATTTTCGGTCGGCAAAGAGGTTGTCGCCAAAAAAATGGTGCGCGACAATGCGCTGCTTCTTTCCGTGGCAGCACAGTTCAACGAAAGCGTCTCGGTGGAAATCATGGGATGGTTGGCCAACACCACGATTGTTCTTGGCAGCAGCGACGAGCGGATTTGGGAAATGGCGATAGCCCAGATCGATGATCCGTCCATGAAAAGGCGTATTGTGGAGTTTGCCCGGTTTGCAGACTTCGGAATCGACGACATACGCAAGGTTGACAATACAGTCATCAGTTCACACCAGCAATATGACGAGGAGGGCAACGCCACGAAGACGGTCACTTTCCCGTTCCGCGTAAACGAGTCGGAGGGTACGATCAAATACTTCTCGCTGGCTTATCCTATAATCGACGCGTTGGATCATGGCAAAAGGCTGGTTGTCGACGAGTTCGACTCGAAAATGCACCCTCTGTTGACCAGTCGCATCATCGGGCTGTTCAATTCCAGAGTGACAAATCCCAGGAATGCACAGTTGATTTTCACGACACATGACACCAACCTGCTTAATGCAAGCCTGTTCCGCAGGGATCAGATCTGGTTTACACAGAAAGATTCGTTTGGAGCCTCGGAACTCTATTCGTTGGCGGAATACAAGGTTCGCAACAGTGCACCTTTCGAAAAGGAGTACCTGATGGGGAAATATGGCGGTATCCCTGTCATCGGCCAGTTTGAACGGTTATTTGACCTGAGGGAGGAAGAATATGGCAGCACGGACGAACAAGCGTGATCCACGCGCGGCACGGACACTCAGGCGTATCAGTTTTGTCCGTGAGGTCAAACAATCCTTCCTGATCATCTGCGAGGGGGTAAATACGGAACCGGATTATTTCAATGCGTTTCGCCTGACCTCCGCCAATATTAAAGCGGTAGGCCAGGGACTCAATACGGTAGGTCTTGTCCAAAAGGCTTTACGGATGAAAGAAGAAGAGCGGAAGAAAGGACGCGAGTATGACCAGTGCTGGGTGGTATTTGACAAGGATGACTTTCCCGATCGGGATTTCAACCGGGCTATCGGTATGGCGGAAGCCGGTGGCATGAGGGTGGCATACAGCAACCAGGCTTTCGAGTATTGGTTCTTGCTGCACTATAACCTGGTACAAGGCCCGATGCACAGAAATCAATATGAAACAAAGCTATCCGGCTTGTTGGGCTTCTCCTACAACAAGGAAGCCGGTACAGGCGGTCGTGTTTTCAGGGAGCTGGGCGGTAAACAGGCTCAGGCCATCACGAACGCAAAAGCCGTATTGCGCCGAATGGAGGGAATACCGCCGGCACAAGCGGAATCTTCGACAACGGTGCATCTTCTTGTGGAAGAACTGAATAAGTATATTTAGCATATTCTGTCGTTTGCCCGGATAATATTGTACCCGGCTACCACCTCCTTCCGGTTTTATCGGATTTTATGTCGCAAAAACACAAAAACAGACGGCAAATCACAACGATGCCGTCTGTTTTTATTCATTTACGTTCCGTGGACAGATACGCTCAAACTTTTCGGTGTCTCTCTTTCCATTGGCTGACCTCTTCGTCAGAGACGGATGCCACGGTCCTTTTTTCCACATCGAACATCCGATGACAGAATGCCCTGGTAGAAAAAGGATTTCCAAGTTCCGCCAATATCCCTACAAGCCGGTTGTAGGAATCCATGTGCCACAGGTAATCGTACATCCCGCTGACCGGCACCCGTTCAAGCAATCCCATACGCGTTGTCTTTTCCACGCACTTGTCGAAAATCCGCGAACCCATCTCCATGTTCTCCATGTAGTACCGCTTGCTGCGCAAGGTGTCGTAACCTTTTTCACGCAGGCGTGTACGGTCTGCCATGTACAGCATGAAGATGACCTCTTCCGGGGTGAACGCGCCGACCAGCCCGGTGAAGCATTTCATAAACGGTATCACGTGTTGCCTTTTGTCGTCATTCCCTTTCATGTCCGTTTTCGCGTTCGTTCGTCCGTAATGTTTCCGCTTCCCCGTCATCCTTAATCGACGGATTGACATAGAACTGGCATATCCTGCCGTTTATCATCGGTTTATACACGGCGTATCCCAGTTTTTTGGCGTAACGCCCCACGGATACGCGGTTGGCGAACTTGCCGGTATGTTCCGTCAGGTGTTCCGACATCTCCCCGACGGTCATTCTGCTTTTCAGTTTCATATCATTCGCGTTTAAATGTTTTCCTGATAAAGGATAGCCGCGACTAATACGAACTGTTTGCAAATGGTATGAATTAATAAGAGGCGGTTCCATGAAATCGGCAAAGGAGGAATCAACCGGTTATACTGATACTTCATTCATGAAACCGTCCCTCATCTATTTTCCCATTATCCGGACAATCTCCCGTATCGTGTCGAAGTTCCGCTCGTCCAGCCATTCTTTGGCCACGTTCCACGAGAGCGACATTCCGAACTTCAGGTTCTCCATGGTGATGGTATGGTGCGACAACCTGCCTTCAGTGGGCTTGAGCCCTGCCGCGTGCAGTTCACACAGTCCGTCCTGAAAGAACGTGCACCCGCCTGCTTCCTGTTTCGCCTGTACCATCGGCACGATATACGGGATTTTTCCCAACAGCAGGCCTACCGCCCACCGAGTGGGTGCAAGACGCTCCCTGTATCCGGCTTTCAGCAACCGGAGGATGTCTTCCGGCGTACCGAGGCACGGTATCCGGCATTGCTGCCTGCACAGACGGCAACGGCACTCTACCGGCCGTCTTCCTGTCTTGCGGATGATCCGCTGTAATGCCGTTTCCATCGCTATGCACCCGGTGGGCAGTATTCAGGGTTCCTCTTGCGCCACAGTTCTATGATACACTCCCGTCCGGCCTGTGTCCATCGTTTGGTGGATCCGAAAGTATATACCTTGCCCCGGCTGTTCTCCCACGTGTAAGGCACATCGCATTGCCAGGCCCGGCAGGAAGGAAAGACCACCCATTGCCGCTTCTCGTACTTGCAGATGCCCTCTTCGGCAAGGAACTGGTGCAACTGTCGCGGCGATATGCCGAGTTCGTCAGCGATGCGCGTGCTCTTGAACCAGTCCCTGTTCTCGATAAACTCCTCGTAGAATACGATTTTCGGCAGGGATTCACTCACCACCTTCCGCAGTTCCAGAATCAGTCTCGTCGCCGATTCCATATCCTGCGGCATGGGACAATCCATACAGGGCAGACCGGGTGCCGCCACCCTGGGGCGTTCGCGTACGATTGTCTTCCCTCGTTTCACGGAGAGTTTGCCGATAGCCTCGCCCAACCATTCCGCCAAAGACAGGTCAGGGGCGATCCATCTGGCCAACGGTATGACAAGCGGTGATTCCAACCAGGTCGCACCGTGCCCCCGCCCCCGTGTGGTGAAGACTTGCGACTCGTATTTCCCGGTATGTCCGTTGCCGGCCATTTCCCTGCGGAGCATATCCGTGGAAGCGATGCGTAGCCATTCAGACGGGATTTTCCCGAAGTGCATCGTGATCTGCGTGGCGTTGACCATCAGCTTGTCGCCGACACGCCGGAACGTGACGGGGAACCCTTCCTCGAAGTGCATGACGATGTCGTCCTGCGGGACGGCGTGCAGCTCCCCGGCTTCCAGTTCCAGAAGCTTGTTGCCCCACACTTCCAATTCATCAAGCAGGTCACGGGGTATAATAGTCTCCTTGCGTACCAGTTGTAAAAGCCGACGCATATCGATGGGACGGAAACCCCACTGTTCCCTGCCGTTTTTCCGGAAACTGATTTTCAATGCCGTCGGGCAAACACGGGCGATGGCGCCGTTTTCAAGCAGTTCGTCCCGCTTGAGTATATCGCATATATCCACGGCGCAGATATGGAGCTGGCCGTTATGGTTCCGGGAAACCCTTATGTTCCAGTCCCGGAACGGAACATTCCTATTTTCCCTCATAGGTATTTCCTCCTTTCTTTTGGTTATCAGACTTACGTTTGTTTTCAAGCAAGGCTCTCTTATGTGCCATCTTGCGCACCGGATAGTACGTGCGTTTCTCGCCGCAAAGGGCGTCATAATCTTTCAGCATCAGTGTGCCGAGGTCGGCCAGCTCGATTTCCACATCCGGATGCAGATGCCTGAAATAGAGTCCGCCGCTGCATACATACTTGCCCGTGCAACAGAATGAGATAGCCTGCAAGTTGCCTTTTGTCAATTCCGCCGCGCTGTGCAGCGAGCGCGTGACCGCTACAAGAACCTGTGCCCCGTTGAAGATGAGCACCATCTTGGGTCGTTTAAATGTGCTGCGTCTCATGTTGTTCTAAAATTTGCGTTAATTCCTCCTTTGTAAATCTAAGACCGGCAGCCTGTACCAGCCAAGTGTCTGAAACCGTAAATCCACCGGACAGCAGTTCGTCCACGCGCTCCAGAAGGTAGACACCGAACGCGGGATCGATGTAAACGACAAATAATAGAGCCAGACATTCATCAATTAACAGGTGTCCCGACGCCTCGTCACGGATGATCATCTTTTCCCTGTCTATTCCGTAGGCGTCTGCCAACGCCGTTGCCCAGTGATGGAAAGCGACACGGAAATCACGGACATTATGCCGGCGTGCATCTCCTTTGGCCTGGATGAAGCGTGTCGCGTCGAAATAGACCGGTCCGTCTTCCCGTAACGTTCCGAAAAGCAGATCGGGGAACTCCCTGTACCGGATTATCCGGCAGGGAATCTTTTCTTCTTTCATGTTCTCTTTTTCATTGTTCTTGGATTTGTATCTAACGTGGTGCAAAGATATATCTTTTTAATATGAAATACACTATAAATATATACATAAATTACACTTTTAATAAATTGTTAATTACTGATAATAAGATATTTACAACGCAAATAAAACCGAAATATCTATATATTTAAGTTGCATATTTCGGTTTGTAAATCAAGCATTAAGAGTCCCGTTCTCCATATATTCTTTTAGCCGTAAAAACCTCTCTTGAGGATTGTCTCTACTCTTTGAACAAGAAACAAAAAAATTATGGCTACATCGGACAAATCATTTAACGGGGAACTCTTGGAGAGTATTTTTAAGACCTCCAAAAAGACAATTCAGGAGTATGTTCGCGAAATCGAGCGCAACAACCGCTACCGTTCATGTCGTCAGGATACCGGTTCGGGATATATTCTCGATGACCGCGCCCGGCTCATTGACCTGTATGAAGCCTGCCTGCAACAGGACGCTCATATACGTTCCGTTGTCGAGACACTGGAAAGCCAGATTCTCGGCGACCGCTATATGCTTGCCCGTGTAAACGAAAAGGGAAAATACATCAAGGACGTGGCGAACTCCCTGAAGATACAGGGTTCGCAGTTCGACAAGATAATCAAGGGCATAGTGGAATCCAAACTCTACGGGTACACCCTGCTTGAAATCATGCCGCATACTGACCCCAGAACGGGCAGGCTGGCGGAAGTCAACATCATCGAACGGCGTAATGTGTTACCGGACCAGAAAACGGTACTGAAGCGGCAGGGACTGTGGGAGCCGCATTGGGATTTACATGACCCGGCATATTACCGTTGTTATGTACTGGTAAACTCCGGCGACTTGGGACTTTTTTCCGCCACGACCCCTTTGATACTGGCCAAGAAATTCACGGTGGCCAACTATGTGAACTTTTCCCATACTTACGGACAGCCGATTATCCACGGAAAGACGGTCAGCGAGAGCAACGCCGACCGCAAGAGGCTGGCTAACGAGATAGCCAACGCGGCACAGAACAAGGTGGTGGTTACCGGCATTGAGGACGAGGTCGATATCAAGACATTCACCATGTCCAACTCGGAAAAGATATATACCGGGCTTATCGAGTTTGTGAACAAGGAAGTTGCCAACCTCGTGCTCGGCTCCGAGTCGATGGCCGGAGGGATGCAGTCGTACGTGGGTTCCACGAAAGCACACCAGGACATTTTCCGCGACCGTATCGAAGTCTACCGTCGGTATATCGAAAACATCATGAACGAGGAGATAATCCCCCGCCTGGTGGCTATCGGGTATATCCCCGGAGGATTGGAGTTCCGGTATTCGAACCGGATAGAGATGAGCAACGAGGACCGCATCAAGCTCTATTCGCTGATCACGGACAAATATGAAGTGGCGGCCGATGAGATCGAGAAAGAGTTCGGTATCAATGTGGGCCGGCAGCTCAATGTTATCCCGGGATTAGGTTTCGGAGCCGAAGGCGGCTCATCCGGTCTCAGCCACAACGACCGGGGCATCATGTCGGACGAGGAGTATTTCCGGCGTTACGGACGCCCCCGGGGGGCGAAGGTCGGAAATTTTCTGCGGGGAGCGGAATAGAAGCCCGTCTTCCGCTCCCGGACAACGCTCCGTTCAGAGCTGTCAGGGCATCTGCAACCACGGAATCCGATACGGAAAAGGAGTATCGTGTCATTTTCGATGCATTCCGCAGGCTGATCCTCTATTGGGAGAACAGCGCGGAACGTCTCGACATTATAGAGGACATCATCACCCTGCGTGCCTCTTTCCTCATAGACCGTGCGCTGACAGGTCTGCGAATCGACATGGACCGGGCATTGGAGATACTGAAAAATCACAACTCCTTTACAACAGAGAGGGAACGGCAGCAGCGTGACATCCTGATTGCAGCCATAGACAACCTGGTGGATTTTGCCGCGGCAGAGGAGTATTCCATGCTCGGGGAACTGCCCGAGACAGCGGATGAACAGGACATGGAAGCACACGAAAAGATATGCCGCAGGTATAACCTCGTCCATGCGGAGGAAGAGAACAACCAGGTATTCTTCGCGGCCTCGATGGCCGCATGGTGGATGGCGGTGGATATGGATACCGTGCTTACCTACATGACACAAGGCGATGAACGGGTACGTGCCTGGCATCTTTCATTGGAAGGGATTTCCTTCCGCAAATCCGAGTTTCCTCCGGAACTGATACCGCCGATCGAATGGGGATGCCGCTGCTTTCTGGTCGCGGAGGGGTTCGCCGCTGTCCGGGCGGCTTTGCCGGATAAGGGAGACTATCTGGAAAAGGTGGATCCGGTCTTCCGGGAGAGCCTGGCAACCGGCGGGCGTATCTTTTCCGATGCGCACCGCTATTTCTCCGTCCCGCTTCCGGGTTACATGAATGATATTGTGAAACGCATTAAAGGAAAGTTCGCCTATGCCCAAGATAACGCTTGATGAGTTTTGCAGCCACTGGGTAAGCAGGACCAGTACGCGCGTCATGGCCAGCCGGCTAGAGTTCAACGTATTCGACTTCGCAACTGCTGCCGGTGACTATACCAGGCAGCAGTTCCTGTCCTCATTCGCTTCGGGGGGATTCAACGGTAGCAAATGGGCGCCTCGTACCTCCAAATGGGGAAAGAGGTTCACCCATCCTCTCATGAACGATACGGGGACTCTGGCCCGGAGCATACAGTCGGAAGCCGGCCGGACAGACATAGTGGGACGGCGTTCGGACCGTACGCGCATCTTCCGGAAAGGCGCCAGGTATTGCATGTGGACTACGGAAAAGAGCTTTCCAGTCAAGGGCAAGCGGGGACGCAGCAAGGAGCGTTACGGGCATTATGCCGCCATACACAATACCGATCCGAAGTTCGGGCTGTACACGGTAAACCAGTATTCCACGCGCCGTCCCGTACACCGGCAGTTCATCGGATTCTCACCGAAAACGGACGACTATATCGCCGTCCATTTCATAGATATGATTTTTAAAGGATTTCCACACCAGCCGCTATGATAAAAGACAAACACCCCGCACCACAGCCCGCACAACCGTCGGCACCGGCGGAGAGCCTGCCTGAAGAAGTTTCCGCGAACCCTTTCGTGGAGATATACCGGGCCGTTAAGCGGGCTGTCCTGACCCTGCGGGAGAATCCGGACGACCCGTTGTCGCCGCCCCTGTTCAAAACCGTCGCTATCGACAACGGCCAGTTCGCCCGCATTGTTCGTGACGATAACACGGAGTATGAGACTGTGTTCCCTGCCGTGTTCATCCACTTTATCAACGTGAGGTACCTGGTACAGCAACAGCGTATCGGTGAGGGACGCGCCACCATGCGCGTGCGGTTTATCCTGAATACGCTCAACAATGCGGACGAAGACAAGGAATGCGAGGCGTTTCTGGTCTTCCAGCGGCTCAATGTAGCCATACAGGATGCCAAGAACCATGAGCCGGCGCTGAGCGAGCGGTGCAACCTGACCTATTTCGACATGCCGCTTTCAACCAATATGTTGCAGGCGTACTGGATAGACTACGAGGTATGGTTCAGGGAATCTTCCGCGTGGAAATACAGGGACTGGGTAAAAAGGTATGTGGTCATGCCCCCGTTCACCCAACACAGCGATGCGCCGCAACATGACAGCGGCGGACACGGCTTCCATCCGCGTCCGGAACATGACGAAGTATCTGGTTTTTCGGATACCGGATCGAAAAATTGAAATCCATGCAGGAGATTTATCCGCACTGCGTATAAACAGACATGAATCAGCAGATAATACAAGACTCATGATACATTTTCTGTACTTGCTGAATTTAGAATGTTCAGCATGCCGGTCTTGATACAAATAGTTGCAACCGGTCTGTAATTTGAACAATCTATTATACTGTAAAGATAATCGCATTTCCATAAATGGATGGATTCTCATATTTCCACTTCCATAAATAGCAGTGCAAAACCTTTTCTTTTCCCACCGCCTACTCTTGTTCAAATAACCCTTGCATATGGATATGAACACACTTCAATATGTCGTCGGAGAGGCGAAGGCAGGCCAGCCGGCTGTTATCCGTTTCTTCGGTCGCGTGACGGAAGAGACGACCTCACGTTTCAATGACGAGTTCGACTTTTTGGAAAATATCATCCGTCCCTCCTGTATCCGTGTGTTGATCAACTCGGAGGGCGGCAGTGTCCTTTACGGCATGTCCACCTATTCCACCATCGCCAATGCCACGGTGGATACGGAATGTATCATCGAAGGGGTCGCGGCATCGATGGCCTCCATCATCTGGGCGGCGGGCAAGCGTTCTCTCATGCGTGATTATGCCATACTGATGATTCATAACCCGATGTTGCCGGACGATGACGGAGGGGAACCGTCGGACATGGTAACGGCTTTTACCAAACAGATCGAGACGATTTACCGGAAACGGTTCGGCCTGAAAGCGGAGCATGTGCGGGCCATCATGGACGGACAGGCAGGAAAGGACGGGACCTATTTCGACGCACAGGCTGCCGTCAAGGCCGGCATCATACCTGCGGAGCATGTCATCCATACCTCGAAGCAGCTTTGCCGTAAAGTGCATGACGAGATAGAAGGATTGACCGATACGGCCGCCATCCAGGAACTGATGAGCCGTGTCAGCGCGGGAAATAAACCTTTCAAAGGCATTGAACCTACTCTTACAGAAACGGAAAACGATATGGCAAACGAAAACAAGACACAAGGCTTTGAGTACGGGGCGATTGCAGCCTCGCTGGGCATGAAGGACGGTGAGGTCAAGGACGTGATGGCACGTATCTCTGAACTGGCCGCGATGGAACCCAAATACAGAGAAATACAGAAATCACTGAGCGACGCGCAGACCGTCATCGCCGGAAAAGACGCCTCCATCCGGAACTTGCAGACAGACCTGGCCGCAGCGACGGCACGCCTTTCCGCCTACGAGCAGAAAGAGAAGGACGAGCAGGCTTCCCGTATCGAGACATTGGTGGAGAATGCCATTGCAGAAGGCAAGATTGACCGTGAGGCGAAAACGCAGTGGGTGGAGATGGCCGGTTCCAACTTCGAGTTGGCGGAAAGCACGCTGGCTTCCATTCCCGCGCGGGAGAAAATCTCGAAGGAAATCGCCGATGACCCTGCCAACATCCAGGCCACGGCGGAAGCGACAAAGACCGCCGAACAGCTGATGGCCGAGAAGGTGGCGGAAGTGGTCGGTGCGGATTTCAAGTTCCGAAAGCTCTGACAGACTATCCGCGGGCGTCCGCCCGATTTTAACTGACATGCCGGAGACCGCAGTGTCTCGCGCGGAAACAGCAGGTATCCGCCAGTCGGCCGAGTTTCATTCTTCAACGGAAAACTTAAAACGACAATGGCTGATACAGTAAACTTTCTTCAAAACGGGTATAGCGGCGAAGTACTTGAGGACTTGCTGACCTATACCGTGCAGGGCAATGATACAGTCCGCGAGGGACTGATTCATATCAAGACGGGCATCCAGCACCGCTATACGCTTCCTGCCATCAAGCTGGGCAACATTATCCAGGACAACGTGCCGACCCCACAACCCATCCACGGAGCCAAGGGCGATGACGGCACGAACGAGTACCAGTTCACCGAACGCCATCTTGAGCCGTCCGATTTTATGGTCTATCTCGAGTTTAACCCGAGGGACTACGAGAAGTACTGGCGTTTCGCGCAGCCGGAAGGCAATCTCGTGTTCCGCGAGCTCGACCCGAAAATCCAGGCGACGATGCTCCGTCTCCTTATGGACAAGAAAAACGAGTATATCGGAAACGCCATCTGGACTTCCGCCCGCGGAGGAGAGACGGTGGCCAAGATTACCGCACCGGAAGGCTGCACGAAAATCGGAGCCAACAAGGAGAAATATTTTGACGGGGTCATCAAACGGATCCTCGACAATGTGAACTCCTCCGATGCCGAGGTGGTTGCCGGAGGGCAGTGCATCATTTCGGGAACGACCGAGCTGACGGACGGGGCCGCGGTGGAGGCGGCGCTCTATGCGATGTGGAGGAAATGTCCGAAGCAGATCCGAAAGAAGACATCTCTGACCTTTGTGGTCGGATGGGACGCCTGGGACGCGTATGACCAATATATCTCGGACAAGCAGGTCAAGTATTCCGAGAATACCGAGGTCAACCGCTATCGCTTCAAGGGCAAGCGCATCGTCCCGGTCGTGGGAATCCCCGAACACACGATGGTGCTCGGCGAGTTCTCCACCGGCATGGACTCCAACCTGTGGATGGGGGTGGATTACGCGAACGACACGGACATCCTGAAAATCGACCGTCTGCAGGCCAACTCCGAGCTGTTCTTTTTCCAGATGCGCATGAAAATGGACGTGAACATCGTCCGCCCGGCGGAGATCGTGGTCCATACCGCCTACAAGAAGAGCGAATAACACACCTTTCTTCATTCTCAATATCCACCCGGGGAGCGGAGGCAAGGCCCCGTTCCCCATTTTCATTCTACTGTTATGGCAAAGAAAATCAACACGGAGGAAACTCCGCAGACAGACAACAATAATATTCCTGCACCGGAGGCTCAGGCGGTGCCCGTTCCGGAAACGGCATCGGAAAACCTCGGGACAGGCGGCGAGACTGAAGACAGGCTGCCGGCCAAGACCGCGGGGAAAGGGAATGCAGGGTCGGAGGAGACGACAGAGCCTCACATCCTGTCCCTGTTGAAAAAGTTCCCGGCATATCCGTCGCTGTACATCGACACGCACGGAGGAACCTATGCGCCGGACACGGCGGCCGCCATCAGGGGCAAGGCCGTACTCTACAGGAATCCTTTCTACAACGAACTTAAAAAGAAATCATAATGGCACTCGGTAATGTATTTATCAAGGATGTGGACGGCAATATTCCTTACGATACCGGCTCGTCGGGCGAGAAGGTGACGGGACTGCTGTTCGACGTGTCCCTCCAGCCGACGCTTTTCACGGAGGGGTATGGTAAAACCAATGAGACCAGGCTCAAGCCTGGCGATGTCTGCTACATCACCTCGTTCAAGTCCGCCGTGAACGACTTCGGTATCATCGAACGTGTGGAGGCAACCGACGAGGAGGAGATGAATGTCAATTTCCTGCACGGCATCCCGGCATACCATATCCGTGAATTTTTCCGCATGTCCGGCAATCCGGGCGGTTCAGGAAAACTCTACGTGATGTTCGCGGACTGTTCGGCGAACTGGGATGCGCTGGAAATCATGCAGCGTGCTGCCGGGGGTATGATCAACCAGATAGGCATATGGACGGAACAGCCGCTGTGGAAAGCGAACGGCGCATCGGAACAATACAACCTCAATCTGGTAAAGGGGCTCAACGACGTGGCCGTGGGGCTTGCGGAGCAGAACCAGCCGCTCTCGCTCATCCTTTCCGCCAATCCTTCCAATACGGGGGCGGATACGACTGAGGGGCGTCAGATTGACCTGAATAAAATACCTTCATGCATCTGTGAATCAAGCCGTATCAGCTGTATATTCGGCCAGGCGCATCACGAAAAGATCTCCACGATGCAGATGTGCAACAGGAACCATACGCCCGTGGGATTTTTGGGAGCGGTTATGGGAGCCATAGCAAAGGCCAACGTGCACGAATCCATCGCATGGGTCAAGCAGTTCAATCTCTTCGCGGACGATTTCCAGGAAATAGAGTTGGGGTTCGGGGACATCAACCTCGACGAGGCAGAGGAGAACTTCCTCAGCCTGAACCGGTACGAGTCACTCTCCCCGTCACTGCTGGACGAACTCGACGATAAGGGGTATATTTTTCCCATCAAGTATGCCGGCCGCGAGAACGGGATCTACATCTCGAAAGACCAGACATGCTCACATGGGGATTTCCGTACCATTGCCCGGAACCGCACCATCAACAAGAGCCGCCGTGCCGTGCGTGCAGCCCTGCTGCCGTATGTGAACTCACCGCTGATGGTCAATCCTTCAACCGGGTTCCTCGCCCCGTCGAAGATTACAGCTTTCAAGACACTCATCGGGGATATACTGGCCAAGATGCAGGCGGCGCAGGAAATTTCAGGATACGCCGTCACTATCGACCCGAACCAGAACGTGTTGGTGGACGACACGCTGCGCATCTCCTATGTCCTTGTCCCGGTGGGCGTGGCCGTGAAGATTTATGTAGAGGAAGGACTGTCATTAACCGCAAATAAGACATAGCATATGGCAATAATCAACAATGTAGCATACTCGTGGTCGATGATAACCCTGTCATCGACCGCCCTGGGAATCGATGAAGGTTCCACGACCCTTGAAGGCGTGTCGGCCATCAAATGGTCGAAGAAGCGCAAGGTCGAAAGTAACTACGGCATGGGAGGACGGCCGGTGTCGAGGGGGTTCGGGAACATTACCTATACGGCGAGCATCACGATGGACTATGCCACGCAACAGCTGTTGCGTTCGGTGTACGGCTCGCTGCTCGAAATCGGCGAGTTCGACCTGATTATCAGCTTTGCCAACCCGATGGCCGGCGAGGACTGGACAACGACGACCGTAACGCTCAAAGGTTGCATCTTCACGGAGGATTGTCTCGAGTCACAGCAGGATGATACCAATATCACCCATGAATTCGATCTCAACCCGTTCGATATCCAAATCGGCTCGGGTGATACAATCTAAGCTGTCATGGATGTAACTTTCGAGGGGAAATCTTCTACCGGAAAGAACGAATGGCTCACGCCTCCCTGCCTGCTTCGGAGGCTGGGGCCGTTCGATTTGGATCCGTGTTCGCCCGTAAACCGCCCATGGGATACGGCGCGACATCACTATACCATTGAGGATGACGGCCTGCAACAACCCTGGTTCGGACGTGTGTTCTGCAATCCTCCCTATGACACTGCACTGATTGTCCGGTTTATCCGCAGGTGTGTCGAACACAGGAATGCCGTCGCGCTCACTTTTGCCCGCACGGACACGCGCCTGTTCCACGAACTGATATTCCCAAACGCCGATTCAATACTCTTTATCAAGGGACGGCTCAGTTTTTACCATGTTACGGGGGAACAGGGTGGTACGGCCGGAGCGCCGTCATGCCTGATCGCCTTCAACAAAGAAAATACCGCGGTTCTGGAAACATGCGGTATCGACGGGAAGTTGGTGAAGCCACGACTTCAATAGTCAACCATAAATTTGTTACATAATAACCCGTCTGTTTGCCGGATATTGACCTTGGCTGACAGACGGGATTTATGTATGGCAGACTTAAATCGAAATATGCGCTTCCTTATCGAATGACGTATGCTCGTTACTGAACACATAGCCCAACTGGTTGCATATGCACCGGGTGTTTCCGATGACCTTATTGATATTGCGGTGCGAGTGGCCATATATCCAGTATTCAATCGGGCTGTCTGCAATGAAACCGCCAAGCTCCACGGTAAATGCCCCATTGAGCGGACTGCCCTTGAACTCCGGCGCCATCAGTTCGAATGACGGTACATGATGAGTGGCGACAATGAGATGTCTGGCAGTACTTTGTTTTACGCTCTGTTCCAGAAAACGGAAACAGCGCGAATGTTCGTCATTGAACCTTGTCCAGTCCAGCGGTTCGCTGCCGTAACGCATCCTGCGGAAATCTGTGATGGCTGCCTCAGTTTCATAGGCATCCTGCAACAGGATATGTGACCACAGTGTGGTAGCGATCAATTCTATATCGTTACCCAATGGGATAACGGCATTATAGTGGCAGGTGATGTTTTCCCTGATTTTGAGCGACCAGCCGTTATACAGCTTGTCTATGTCGAACATCTTGTAAAACTCGTGGTTTCCGGGAACCACGATGACCCGGCTGTAATTTCCGGAAGCCCAGTCCCAGAACGGATGTCTGGAGTAGTTCTCATCTCCGATATATCCTATATCTCCGGCAAGGACAAGCACTTCTCCGGCAACAGCCAGCGGGTTGTGCTTCAAAAAACTGCTGTTCTCCCGAAACTCGAGATGCAGGTCGGATGCGTATTGGATTCTCATTGTTGTGTTATGAAATTGGCTTCAAGTTGTTCCAATAACTGTTCTCCGGAAATGCTTTTAAGTCCTGCCGATTTGAAAAAATCAGAGTTTGGCACTTCTTCTTTGACAGCCAGGCAAAACCTGTCAACATCTTGTTTAAGCGAATCAGGAACTTCGTAGGTGTCGGCAGGAGCAAGCATGGCAACCAGCCGGAATACATCTTTCTTGTGCTTGACGATATGTTTGCTGTCCACTTGTTCTCCATTGTTTTTCCGCTCGGTCATTTCTAAATAGGCCCTGCATTTCAGACAGATAAGACTTTCAATGTTCGCAATATGTACGCCCTCCTCCAACGTGCTGTGTTCAATGGTATAATTATAATAGTCATCATCCATCAAAATGGCTGACAGACTTGACAGGTCATCATCAACCGGAATGGGGGTAATGTGGGCATCGTCCGGGAATTTGACAACCCCGATATTTCGTGAAAAGAGTTCTATCTGATACGGGAAATCCGGATTTCCCGGTTCCTTGAACCTGTAATATTCATGCCTGCATTCCCCGTTCCCGGTTCCCTTATTCCTTTGTCTGTACCCTGCGGTTTTTACAAACTCCCAGAATTTTGCAGCAAAATCCGAAGACAGCGCCTCCACAATCAGTATAATGTCTATGTCCTTGGTCGCCCTTGGAGTTTGTGCATATATTTCTTCATGCATTTCACAGGCAGTACCACCTATGATGACATAGTTTCCTTCATATCCGGTGAAAAACTCCCTGAATTTATCAATTCCTCTTACCATATCATATTATTTATCATAGTTTCCAATTCTATTTGAATGCGTTCATCATCCATATCCTTCATGGCCAGAAATAAAGACAATTTGTCTACAATGCCGTTTTTTGAGAAAAAACATGGATTGTAACGCCATATCTCTATGCGGGTCTCGCCATATTCCTTGTCTGTCCGGATTTGCAACCGTCGAGCTTCTTCTTTTGCAATGGCATAAGTGTCATTTTTTTCCTTGTTCAGCATTGAATATTCCGACAAGGCATTTACTCCACTAATACAAAATACTTCATCAGGCAGACTATCGGTATATACAATCCGCTCGATGGGGTTCGCCAGGAACGGCAACATCCTGTCCCATAATTCACGCTTTTTGAACTGAAATATCATACTCTTTGTCTTGCCGCCGGATAAAGCGATAACTTCTTTATCTTTCAGCCATCTGACCGCCCGGTTTACATTGGCATACGACACGTTGAAAAGATCTGCAATATCATAAGTTCCTTTCCCTTCGAGAGACTTTACTTCAAGATGATAAAGGATTATGCATTGGGCAATTGCAGGAATCTGCGTTTCTTCACCGCCCCCGATATTATTTTTATGCGGTTTCAAATCTATCAACAAATCCGGTATGAACATTTGCTTTTGCGGTATGATGAAATTTACACGATGTCTGACAAGACGCCGTACATTATAGGCCGCCACTGTACGCAATACAAATATTACCGGGCATTGGGCTTTTCGCTCAACCAGTTCTTTTTGTTTCCGCATCTGCCCCGGAGTATATGCAGAACTGTCTGCACTATACAGAAGAACTACGTCATGCCCCAACAAGTTAGCCGTACAAAATGTATAACCGGCAGTAATATTGGCTGGGAATGTATGCAAGACATCCTTTTCGACCGGCCTGATGTCCGCCCTCAAATCAAGCAATTCAGCGATGTACCGGCTTGTCACATCTATAAAATCATCTATTTTGCACATAATCATTTATGTTTGAGAATATGCAAAATTAACGATTATATACTATATATCAAAGAAATATATGAAATATATTCAGCGAAATTTCCTTTAAAGACTGATCTGGGAATATCAGGAGCAAAGAAGTTTTTTGTATAACATATGGATTACAAGTGAATAAGAACCGTGTCTTCAACCTTTCCACGATTCTTTGTCCTACTCTTTCGGTGAATCAAAACAAATTCGATATGGACGAAAAAATGCTTTCATTGGAACAGGAGATCAAGATCAAGGAAAAAGCCCTCAAACTGAAAGAGGAGAAGAAACTCCGCAAGATTTGTCCGATGGTCGTTTTCGGAGACACCGCAAACGGCGAGAAAGAGATTTATGTGGCCTACATGTCCGAACCGAGCTTTCCGCAGTTCAGCAAATTCATGGCCGCTTCCAAAAAGGACGAGGTAATCGCCATGCGCACGTTGGCCCGCGACTGCTTCGTGGACGGAGATAAGGAACTCGTGGACGACGAGTCGCTCTTCCTGTTCGGTCTGATGGGACAGCTTTCCGAGCTGATCACCACCCGCCAGAGTGTCCTGGTAAACTTATAAGCCGGTGGGTAGTGACCGACGAGCAGCGCATCCGCCAGCGGATGATCTATGTCCGCCACTACTTTCCCGGCGTCAACCTCGACACGATTTCCGACGAGGAGTTCGCGATGCTTTCCGAAGAGGCGTTGTGGCTGCACGAGCAGATGCTCATCAGCCGTATGCCCGTTCCGATGTCATTGCCGGAGAGGACTCCTTGACCTGCCGCCGTAAGCTTCCGGTTTGCGGCGGCCTTCGTTTCATAATCTCCGCCCTTGCGGAAAGACTATTCTTTTAACGCAGTACCCATTACCATGGCTCAGGAACAGAACTATCAGGTCAACTACTCCATCAACGTGGATGCCTCTCAGGGCACCAAGCAGGTTATCGCCTTCGGTGAGGCGGTAGGCAAGCTGGTACAGGCGAAAGCGTCCCTGACTCCGGCCGTCACGAACATCAAGAATATGATGGACGAGATAGACCGCGTGTTCCGCACCAAGAACGGCAAGAAACGTAATTTCGATTACCGCCTGACCATCGATACGAAAAAAAGCGAAGAGAAGCTGGAACGTATCAAGGGGTTACTCACGGATATTTCCACGCTTTCCAAAGGCATCAGCCTGACCATCAATGCCGGTCAGGCTTTGGACAGCAAGAAAATCAAGGCCAACGCCAAAAGCCTTTACGAGAAAAAGGCTGCCGAGATGCGCAAAGCGGAGATCGAAAAGAATGCCGCCTCGTCCGTTGGCACGATGGCAGACGCGCAGAAACGCATTACCAAAGCCATCGGGAAAATCAACTCCGCCCTGGTTTCCATGGAACGTGACCGGGAACTGCAAATCAAGACCGGGACGGCGGAAAACAGGTTGCAGCAGATACTTTCCCTATTGGGTCGTATCAAAAGTGCTTCTGTCATTTCTTTCAACATGCAGGGAGGCATACCATCCGAAGGACTCACACCTTCCGTTCCGGTGCCATATGCTCCGCAGGCCTTCGTAATGCCCGAAAAGGCCCGGCAAAAACTGATGGAACGGCTTTATGCAGGACAGCAGCTGCATCGCCAGAAACTGGTCCACGCGGAGGAGCTCTTTACCGCAGACCAGCGCCGTAAGGCGGCTCTGGCAGAAACCGCCGCGGCGGAAAAGCGGCGTGCCGATGAAGCGCGGGCTAAAGAACGGGAGTGCAAGAATGCCGCCCGTGCTGCGGAGAAAATACGCCGGCAGGCAGAACAGGCACGCCGTAAGGCAGAAACGGAACGTATAAAGGCCGAGCAGGCTGCAAGACGGCAGGAACAGCGCAATGCGATGCAGTCCGTCAGGCTCATGCAGCGGGAACATACTGCAGCCGGTACGCTCTACCGCAGTAAACGCCGTGCCGCCATCAACCGTATCCAGTATTCGAAAGCGCCGTCACTCAGGAACCTCCCGTTCGCTTCGATGCTCAATGCCTATATGGGTTACAGCCTGATCCGTTCGGAACTGACGAAGGCCATCGACTATTCCAACATCATGGAATCGGCACATTCCATCCTCCGTGTGGCGGACAGCGACCTCAAGACATTCGAGACCCGTTTTGACAGTATGGCCCGTCATGTCCGTAAAATCGGCATCGACACGAAATACACAGCCGTGGAGATTGCCGGTGCCGTCAAATACCTGTCGATGGCGGGCATGAATATCGAGACAATCAACAAGTCCATCCGCCCGATCACGAACCTGGCACTTATCGGTGACAACGACGTGTCGTATATCGCCGACCTGGCCACGAACATCATGGCCGGTTATGATATCCATAACGACAGCATGGACAGCGTGGCGGACATTATCTCCTCCACCATTTCCCGCTCGAATGTGAATATCGTGGAGATGGCGGAGTCATACAAGATGGCTGCCGGTTACCTGCGTATGGCGGGCGTGGACTTCACGGAAAGCAGTGCCGCCATCGGTCTTTTGGGCAATATGGGTCTGAAGGGAACGCTGGCGGGAACCTCGTTGCGTGCTCTTTCCACACGTTTTGCCAAACCTACCAAGGAGGCACAGGAAGTTCTGGACCGCCTGGGCATCCGGTTCACGGAAATGCGCGACATCGAGGGGGTGCAGGTCGAGAAACTCCGTCCTATAGCGGACATTTTCGAGGAATTGAACAAGAAGGGCGCGTCGATGGCGGATGTCCAGGCAATCTTCGGGAAAATTGGCGGTAACGCGGCGATGATGTTCCTGAAGAACTACGACAAACTACGAGAACTGACTTCATATAACCGGGGGTCCCAGGGCGTTTCCTCAGAACTGGCATTGGTAAAGCAGAATACGACCAAGGGATTGTGGGCGCAGGTGACCTCCCAGCTGACCGAAGGGTTCATGCAGGCATACGAGGTGTTGGAACCCTCTATCCGCACTGTGCTCCGCACTTTTCTGGCAAAGTTCAAGGCTCCGGAATTTACCCGTGGCCTGGTGTCCATCGGGAATGCCTTGTTGGACATCTTCACCGTGATCGGCAATATCGGCGCATGGGTGACCCGCAATTTCCATTGGATAGAACCGCTTGTCTTTACAGGCGTTGTCGCGACCCGGCTGTTCAAGGTGGCGGGAGCCCTGACGAATATCGGCATCGCCATGGGGTTTATCGGCAAACAGTCTGCGGCCACGACATCAATCAGTGCCGTGCAGGGGCTGCTGGGGGCGGGTGGTATCGGTAAGGTTTCGTTTGCCCAGAAGCGGGCCATCGTGTCGGCCATGCAGTCCGCAGGCGTGGCGGGACGGGGAGCGATGAACCGCGCCTTGATGGCCGGGGGCGGTGTCATCGGAGCCAAAGGAGTCCTGCAGTCGCTGTTTGCCACACAGGTGGCTACCGGCAGCGGACTGACCGGTGCTGCCGCCTCGTTGAGTGCCATCAGTACAGGCGCGGTTGCCGCCACGGCAGGTATAGCCGCATTGGTCGGGACTTTGGGATGGGTGGCTTACAAGACCTGGAAGATAAAGGAGGCGAAGGATGCCGTACTGGAAGAGATCGAATCGAACCGCAAGTACCGTTATCCGTCCATAGAGGCACTTTACTCCTCCCTGAGCGAGACCTATAACATGGCTGTCAAGACAAAGCGTGCCGTGGACGAGGTCGTTGCCGGCAAAAGTATCGAAGAGGCTTCGGGACATAAAATCGGAGCCTTCACATCCAACTGGTGGGCCGGGTTCTTGGGGGAATTTGCCATCGCTTCATCTGAGGGGATGGTATCGCGAGACCATGTGTATAACATGGACAAAGCCCGTCAGGATGACATAAGGGATGCGCTTGTCACCCTTGCCAAACGCGACAGCCAGACACGTATCGATGCCGCGTACGCCGAGTTCGGGAAGATGGGTACGGTATTGGAAGTGGACGCTTTCCTCAAGACGGTAAAGGAGCGTTTCGGGCAACAGGAGAAGGATCTCGACAAGTCTTTGTGGCGTATGCAGGATGGCAAGGCCGTCTATGTGAATGATATCGGGGACAGGTCGGAAGCGGTTGCCGCCCGCACATACGACTATGCCCGGTACATGAACACGCAGACCGTTCCGGAGATTGTGCGTGCCGCCACCGCTTATCGGAATGCCATATCGAGTGCCGCCAATGCGCATGAGCTGATGCGTAAGGGAGGGTTCGACTTTGACCAGTTCAGGGCCTGGGGATTCGAGCAGGACGAAAACGGGCTATGGAAACAGCGGGCACTGGGGCAGAACGCCACCGATGCGCAGCGTATAGACAACATCGCGCATCGCAAGCTGGCACATACGACACTCGTGAAGTTCTTTTCATCGCTCCGGCAGACTTTCGGAGGTTCGGCGGAGGCAGCCGAGAACATCCTCCGCGTGGCGGGCTTCACTCCCGACCAGTACGGCAACGAACCGGATTCCAACGATACACGTCCGTTTGCTGCCAACCCGATTACCAACACGCATCTGGATGACGGAGGGGCCGGCGGCAACTATTCCGGCACGGGGCGGTTGTCCTCGGCGGCACCTAAACAGGTCATCGTGAACATAGAGAGCCTGCTCAGTGTCAGGACCATCGACCTGATGAAGTCGAAGGAGGGGCAGACGGAAGAGATACAGAACCTGAAAGAACAACTGGCACAGGCGCTCATCGATGTCGTGCATGACTTCGATGCCTCCTGGAACGCATAAAATGAAAGGATTATGGGAAGACTGATACAAATCGCGGCCTCGACTTTGTTGAGCGGAGGCATACTCAACCACGGTTCGCTTGGCGGATACATCAGCAACGCCACGCGTCTGGCGTTGGGCATGGGGCTTGCCGAATTGCAGGACGGGCAGGTACATTACTTCTCCAGGCACCATGACCTGCTCAAACGGGCAGCCATACAGGTTGCCTCGCAGACGGCTTACGGGTTGCTACGTTCCTATCCCCGATACCTCAAATACTGGGAACAGCAGGTGCGGGACAAATATCTTCAGACACAGTCGCAGTCCAGCCTTGCGAACAAGACCGGACAGTACTACCAGCTCATCAGGGAACAGCAGGCGGTGGCGCAGAAGAAAAACCATATCGATTCCATCGTCGGCCGGACAGTGGCGGATTTTCTGGAACTGTCCATATCAGAGGAGGGGAAGTATTATGACAACAGCGAGTGCAAGGTTTTGCCGAACAGCCGGTATGGACTGGTGACATTCGTGGACCTGGGACCGCAGGTACAGGTCAGCAGCCGGAACAATATCCTGCTGACCCGGGTACAGGGGCGGGACTATACCCGCAAGGAATATATATCCGGGGGTGACCTCGAGATTACCATCAACGGCAAGATCACCTCCAAATACCCGGACGTGTATCCCGAGGCGGAAGTGTCCAAGTTTATCAGGCTGGTACAATACAAGGGTGTCATCGATTGCGACAACACGGTATTGCGCCAGTTCAACATTTCACGGTTGATTATACAGGGCTATACCTTACAGCCTACGGATTGCCGGAACGTGCAGCCGTATTCGCTGAACTGTGTCGCCGTGGAGCCATCGGAAGCCGTGGAACTGAAACTGGCGGAACAGGAAAAGGTGGACACGGCCATCAAGCACACGAACAAGTGGATCAAGTATGTTAAATTCGGTACGGAGGTCATCGACCCCGCCTCGTTGCTTAAACTGACACGTTTATGGGTATAGCTGCAATGGATATCCTCTGCTGTCGCATCACCATCGGGGATGCCGACCCATCCAATCCGATGAGGATACAGAACGGCGTGGAGATTACGGAAGTCCAGTCGCTCGAAATCAACGAGAGTTACAAGAAGCTGATCGGAACGGCCAAAGTGATATTCCCGAAAGGGTCGGTATGCCGCTCCACGATTATCGGGAACGTGACATTGGAGGGCAAGGACGTGTCGAGGATAACGACGGAGGTGATGCAGGACGGTGTCATCATCGAGAAACGCAGCGCGCAGCGTCTGGTTGACGAGACGACATTCAAGGTCGGACAGCGCATCAATATCAAGCTGGGCTACAACGGCGTGCTGAAAAATATGTTCGACGGATACATTACCGGATACAATTCGGACAGCACGCTGGAAATCCAGTGTGAGAATATGGCCTACAAACTCAAACTGAAACAGGCACCTCATTTCGAGACCCCGGCGAAAGGGACGACGGTGAACGAGGTGCTGGAAGGCAAGTATAATATCCTGAAAGATACCGGCTTCAGGATACACTCGGATACGAAGCGGTTTGAGATACATATCGGCAAGGTAAAGGTCACGGACAACTTCACGGTAGCGGATATCCTTTCCGAATGGTCGAAGTACAAGGTCTACTGTTTTTTAAAATACGATGCCGATGATGACGGGGCCATACCGTCCATTGCCGTCGGGCGTCCTTATTCGTCCAGCAAGGCTCAGCCGGTATTCCCGGAGGATGAATCGACAGGACCGTACAGGATATACTTCAACGAGCATGTGGCGCAGAGCAACCTGAAAGTGGTCAAGACCGATCCGAAGTTTTTGGCGGTGACGGGCAAGGCACTCGGGACGGATGAAAAATTCTTTGAGGTGACAGTACGCATGAATCCTGAATACGACCCGGCGACGCCGGGCAGCAAGGAGTTTCAGACGGTCAATGCCACGCAGATTTCAAAAAAGACGCACAAAGTAACGGGCAACACGACGGCATCAGGAGCGAAGACCAGGACCAAGGTGGATTTATCCACATATACCATCGTACCATATATGTCACCTCATGTCGGAATCAATTCCGACCGGCTTGTAGAAGAGACGACGGAATACTTTCGGAATTACAATCTGAACGGAATCACCGGCAATGTGACAGTATTCGGGGATTTCGGACTGTCTCCTGCCGTACAGGTGGAACTGATCGACTACCGTAATCCTTCCAAGAACGGCGTATACCTCGTGGAAGAGGTAACGACTACTTTCGGGGTGGGTGGATACAGGCAACAACTGAGTATTCCGTATAAAATTAGGAAATAAGATTTACCGTTATTCAACAGGAGGAATTTCTATCAATGGTTCTTCGTTTATTACCTTGATAATATTCGGAAGTTCGCTATTGTATTTATCGTCAGTAGAGCAATCAAAACCTTTTCTTCCACTAATGAAATCCGGTGTCGAAGTTTCAAAAGACCCTTTGCGTACAACCGGTATAAATTTAGTGGTTCCCTGATTGTTATATATTTCATGTGATATTATACCCCCTTCATAAGCGGCACCTCCTTTACCGGATTCAGCTTTCTCTTTATACTTTGGAGTCAGAATGCACAGAACTTTAGTTGCCTTACGGATGCTTTCAAGCATAAATTTAGGCAAGTCAGTTCCATGAGGTTGATACTGGTCTATTTGAGCATCAATCCCTCGTCTTCGCAAATCTTTGGCGAAAGTTTGAATCCAATTCATAAAGACATTGTCTTCTACCTCCCACGCATACGAAATCAACACAAACGGCTTGTTTTTATTCACAATTGGTTCTTCCGCCACTTTATTGAGAATTTCAGGCAGAGGCGTATTATCGATTGTAGGAATGTCTACATCTGCCCAAGGATTCAAAGCTTCTTGTATCGCATCTTTTGGAGTATTCATTAGCAGCAGCCTGTTTATTTTGATAGACAAATCTTTGAGGAATTTTTGTACATCATTCTCATCAAGAGCTAAAAATAAAGTCCTATACCATTTAATTCTTGATGTAAATTCTTCCTTTTCCCGCAATTCTGCCATATATTCCCCATATGTATGAGGTAACGACAATGTTGTTAAATATGGCCTGATTGTATTATAAAACAATGGTCCATCTACATACAGCGGCGCATAATCATTTTCTTTGTTCGATCCGATAATATTCCAAAGCTGTTCATATATATCTGATCTACTGGTCTCTTTTTCATAAATTGTCCGCTCAAGGGAAATTTTAGGAATAACACACTCTCCCCCATTTATAACATCGGCACCATTCTCCGTAAGAGCTATAAAATCTCTATCTTTTAAGTAGAGATAGCCATTATCAATGAGGGTATTTACCAGGAAATACAATATACCCAATTGATTACGAGTAAATTGCTTTTCAGCTGCAAATCTAAAATTTCTGAGCATGTTACCTTGCCCGGCTTTAAAGCATCTTGATTTTTGAAAGAAATCAAATATATATGTAATATAGGATTCTAAAATTTCTTGTTTCATAAGTAATATCATTGTCTTTGCAAAAGTACAAAATAATTGGCAACCAATAAACTATGCTCCTCCTATTCTTTCAAAAAACTCATGTCTTCAGACAAATCCAACCAGTTGCTTATCCGTGAGGCTATCCGCAAGATAGCCTTGGGACGGAGTATGGAGCGTATCAATCTGGCTCCCGGAGGCATGTCCGGTATCGGTACGGCCCGCATGATACACGGCTATGTCGCCAAGATACACGACAACCCCTCGGACGAGGAGTTTTCCGACTACGGCGGTACCATTGATGTCGGCGAGTACCCGGACGAGACGGCCTCCGCCGAACCTGTTATCCATAAAGGCGTGTTGCTCTCGGCCGCCACCAACAGCGAAGGCGGCTTCCTGATCGTCCCCGCACTTTTTTCCGACGTGACCATCTTCATGGATGCCGCCACCCGTTATGCCTATGTGGTTAACTTCTCCCATGTGGATATCCTGCGGCTCAATGCCCGCACGGAAACCGTCATCGGCGTGACCGAAATGGAGGAACTGGATCCGGAAAACGACTCTTCCCCGGACTACGACGAACTGGAAACCACCGGTAACGAGACCTCCACCCACTATACGCCGACGGCCGTCACAACAACCGTTAGGAATGACAAGGACAAGGAAGCGACAACCGTTATCGATGCGGAAAGCATCACGCATACGGTGGACAAGTCTGAAGTCAGACAGACAGCAGATAAAGTGGTACAAAAGGTCAATTCCACGACCGTTGCCGTTGCCGACAACAAGGTGACGCTCGGTGACGAGAATGCCACCGAGCCGCTGGTTCTGGGTAATGAGCTTGCCCGGCTGATGCTCGACTTCCTGACGGAATGTTCGAAAATCATGACTCCCACACTGATGGGCACGATGTCGCCGATCAATATGCCGAACTTCATCTCGCTGACATCACGTATCCAGAAATTTCTTTCCAAGACCAGCTATACCAAATGAGCGTACAACTGCATCCCGATATAGAAACCCTCGACAAGGAGAGCCTGTGCTATTCCATCTATGCACAGCTGTACCATAACTTTTTCAATGCCCAGCAGAAAAAGGACGACGAGCATCCTTACGGCATCGAGGAAGGCGACGAGACCAGCCTGAGACTGAAGAATACCGCTTACGGTTTTGCATCCGCCATTGCCGGAGCCGTTACGGGAGAAGGCGGTTCCGGAAGCGGTGGCTTGCTGTTGGATTACCTGAAGAAATCGGGCGGTGACATGACCGGCAAGCTCAGTGCCAATTACGGTTTCGAAGCCGGCATTGGAAACACCCGTATCCTGGAAACCTATTCGCAGGACATTACCGATCCGGAAGGTGTGGTAACTGCCATCGAGTACGGTATCAGGATTACCGGCAACCTGAAAGTCGGGGGCGACAGCCTGCATATCGGCGGCAGGCAGTTGCTCCGTTACGACGCGGACAAGGCCACCGCTACAATCAACGCTTCCCATATAGACTTTCTGGATGCGACGGTACATTCCAAAGGGGCATGGATTATCGGGGACGAGGATACAGGAATATCCATCTCCCCGACACGGCTGGCCGTGGGCGGGCAGGATGTCTATCATCGTGGCAACGCCAATACGGACACGGTGGATTGGACGATGCGGGACGGCATGGTGAGACGGAATCTGACGGTGCGAGGGAGTACGGTCATGGATGGCGGACTGAAAGCCTTGCAAGGCGTGGAACTGGGCGACAAAGGGAAATGTCTGCTTTCGTTTTCGGAAGAGGATGTCGCGCTCGGCGGGTTCCTCTCGTTCCTGGACGGATTCGGCATCCGGATCGGAGATGTTCCCGTACTGCTCTGTACCGACAAGGACAAGATACAGTTCGGGAGTATCGGCGGTGACCTTCTTTTAGGCGGCGACCATACCCCGAAGATACGCCTGTTCTCCGGCATATCGGACGTGGACGGCGAGTGTCTGATGCTTTCCCCTTACGGAAAGGCTTGTTTTCCGGGCTCGCTGACTGTCCGCCACAACTACGGCGCCGACCTGCTCTCCTCATACCGGGTAGACACTTCCGATGAAGGTATCGTTATCCACAAGCGCTTGCGGATGGGCACAGCAGAGGGATTTATGTTCACAGGCGACAGGGAGCGCGTATCGCTTTCTTCCGAGGTAATCTACGAGGAAGAGGACGTAAGGACGGCTATCCCTCACAGCACGGATTTTTCACACCGTCCGTCCGTGAGCTGTTATGCCCCGCAGAACCGTCACAGCGAATCGTTCCATATCCGCACCGATGCCGATTTCGTTACGGTCGCTGTTCCGTTGGAAGCAGCCGGGCATATCGGAATCCATGCGTCGCCCACCCGGATTACTGACAGAATCCTATACTTGACAGAGGCGTTACGCCTGCAAGCGGTGGAGGACGGTATCCGGCATTACGGAAACAGCGTCTTTACCGGGTCGCTCTCTTCGGAGTTCTTTTCCCCGGGCCTTTCCGGAAGCGGATGGGCTGTCCGCCGGAACCGGACGACAGGAGGCGTCTCCGCCACATTCGACGAGGTGGTGGCCCGCCGTAAGTTCCGCGCCTATGAGTTCGAGGTCGAAAAGACTTCGGTAACCAACGGTTCCTTCTGGATCAGCGACAGCTGTTCGGGAGACACCGTGGAAAAACTGTCATAATCCATGTCCGTATTCCGTTATCCGACATACAAGATCCGTATTGCCCCCGACTCGCAGAAGACACAGGGACTGCAAGCCGGGGATATCATCCGCAGGCAATATGCCGAACGGGAGCGTACCGTCTATTCGCTGATGTGCGTGACAGAAACCGGAACGGAGCTTGTCGGAGACAAGGACGCCCCTTATTTCATCGGGGCATTGCTGGACGGGGACGAACCGCAGGGCGGTGAACTGCTGGACTTCGTGCGGATTACCAACCTGTTCGATACGGCACGTAGCGGCGCCTTGTACCTGACGGCTTCTGACAGCGATTCACCCTATATGGATGTCATCGACGGCATGGCGACCGAACGCTCCCTGTGCTATCCCGTCATGGACGGAGGCATGGCGGGAGTGCCGGACAAGTCCAGGTACGCCGTTTATGGCAGCATGCTGCAAACGGAATATCTGGATGCCGATTCGGAAGCGACACGCATTGTCCGCATTATCCGCAACGCGGAACCGGCAGGAAACGCTTCCTTCGGGCTGATGCTGACATTGGAAGAACCGGTCGGATACCCGGAGCGCCTGCTGGTATCGTTCAAGGTCAGGTCTTCCAAAACATCAGGTTCCGTACCGATCCGATTCGGCTATACGAACCGTGAAAAGACGGATGCGGAAGATGAAATCTCCATCGGCCGGGAATGGAAGTACAAGTTATGGGTCATCACCGTGGATTACCCGGCACAGTACAGCCGGAGCCTGTTTCTTGACCTGACATCAAGCCTGGCCTCCGAGGGGGACTGGTGCGAGGTCGCCGACCTGAACATTGTTCGTCTTGCCTCCGTATCCGCTTTCAGCGAGGCGAGCAAGGCCCGTGTGGGAAAGGTCAGCGGCATCATCGATCCGGTCTTCGGCATGTTGGATGGTTACGGGGCCTATTTCCAGAATCTCTATGCCACACGCAATGTCAATATAGCCGGCACGCTTACCGCGGGAGACGAGAACGGTTTTTCAAGCACGTTTTATGTGGGCAAAATCCACAAGAATGTCATACCCGACAGCCTGTCCTGCCGGTTCAGCCATTCGGAAGAGCTGGATGAAACATCTCCCGCCGGACTCGGGCGGTGTGTACGGATAGCCGGAGACAGTCTTCTTGGTGCGCAAAGTGCCGCCTGGCGGGAGGCTCATACAGGAGTCTGTTATTGTTTCTCAGTCTGGATAAAAGCGGAAGATACGGCAGCCATCCGGTTCTATCAGGATGAACATCTTGTCGGTGATCGGACGGTGGCTGCCGGTAAAGGATGGGTCCGTTATAATGTCCCGTTCCTCATACGCGGGTCAGATTCCCCCGTCATGTGTCTCGGCATTGCCGCTTCCGTCCCCCTGTCGTTGTCCGCCCCTCAATTGGAGGCCGGAAGGAACGTGACCCCCTATCAGGCGACCGATGAAGCCTTGTCCTACACGGACGATTACGGTGCCTGGTTCAATAAGGGAGGTATCGGGGGTACCATACAGAATCCCCTGTTGCGGCTGAACGAAGACGGCTCGATCGTTTCACGGGACGGTTCTTTCGTCATCCATCCGGACGGGACGGGCCATTTCGCCTCGGGACGGTTCAAGTGGGGCAAGGATACCATCGAACTGCGCGATGTGACCATCCGCTGGGAAGACCTCGATGAGGAGGCGCAGGAACTGCTCAAGCCCCGTTCCGTCTCCCTGACAGGCGGCACGGCGTTCCATTTCAAGGACGAGCTTTCAGGCGCATGCGAGCCGGAGAATATCCCGCTTGTGGCGACCGAATACAATTTCGAGCCGGAAAGTCGGCAGTGGGAATACCTTGCCGTTGACGGCATATGGAAAGATGCCGGATGCAATGCCGCCGTATTTGAAATGACACCCCCGTTTCATGGCTGGGAAGGGCGCGACGTGCTGACCCTCCGCTACACGGCAACATACCGTAATGAAAAAATCAGTGCGACCCATACCTTTTTCAAACTTTACGACGGATCTCCCTCCTATACTGTTTATGTGGAGTCTGAAAACGGCACGACATTCCGCAACGGAATCGTCTCGACGGTACTCCGTGCCAGGGTGTACAGGGGCGGTGAAGAGATTACATCGCTCATTCCCGACGGCAATTTCCGCTGGATACGGACGAGCCGCGATACGGAGAGTGACAGGATATGGAACGCCGCACCGCGTTACGGCAGGGAGATAGAGATAACCGGCGGGGACGTGTGGCGCAAGGCCGTTTTCGATTGCGAAGTGGAAATAACAAATAACCGATAATCTATTATGGCAGTAAAAGTAGCCCGCGGGCAGGTCACCATCATCGACCAGAACGACGCGGTATCGTTGCAGGCATTCATCGGCTCCTCGCAGCCCCTGACACAGGTGTACAACAGAGACAACAATGCCTATGCCCCTTCGTGGGCGGCTTCTCCCTATCTGGTACTTACCCCTTCGCTCTTCGTCAGCGGTCAGGCGGCGACCGACCAGATCACCTCGGTAGGCAATGCCGCGACGCTTACGGCAGGCGTGAAGAGCGGCTCGGCCAAGTGGTACAAGAACGGTACGGCGATCGTCTCCGGACAGGACAGCTGCACCATCGGCGCGGCATCGGCCAAGTATGCCCTTACCGTCAAAGCCAACCACATGACCGTTTCCGCTCCGCAAGTGCGTTATACTTTCGAGGCGGTTTACATCGACGCCAACGGGCTGGAGATTCCGTTCCGGGCGGAGATTCAGTTCACGCAGCACCTGAACGCCGGAGCGATGATCGCCGCCGTGGCGTATGCACCCGACGGCATCGTATTCAAGAACGACGAGGTGGCGACGCTCAGGGCGCATTGCGACCTGTGGCGCGGAGCCTCTATCGACACGACGAACGTCACCTACGCGTGGGGCATCAAGGATTCGGCGGTATTCGCGGGCACGACACTGACAGCTGCCGCGGCAGCCGGAGCCACGACCATAACGGTCGCTTCGGTAATGAACATGGAGGCGGGAGGCAGGATAACCATAGGATCGGCACAGTACACCATTTCGGCAGTCAACGCCTCCACGAAGGTCGTGACGCTGACCTCCGCACTGAGTGCCGCAGCCGCATCGGGAGCCGCCGTTTCGTGTCCCTACTACAACTCCATGCTGGGTGCCGGCTGGGCATGCCTTACCTCGACCAATCCTCGGGGCGTGACGGCAGGCTGGACGACAAACGAAATCACGATTACGGCAGATGCCGTTCTCAACTTCGAGACCTTCAAGTGCGCCATCAAGGATACGGACACCTCGGCGGGCAACGCCTCGGCGAACAAGGTCGTCTGCGACATCATCTCCTTCACGGATATGTCCGACCCCATCACGGTTGATCTGGTCAGCCAGAAGGGGTTCACCATCAAGAACAACGGCAATGACGTGGATGCCAAAGCCGTGTTATACAGGGGCGGTGAGGAAATCGACACGGGCGGGACAGCTTATACCTATACATGGAAACTGTGGAACTCTGCCGGGACTTCCGTCGTGAAGACCTACACGGGAAAATCCATCACGGTCTCGAAAGCCGATGTGACGGGGAAAGGCGTGCTGATGTGCGAGGTATCGAAATAA